TTAATCGGACGGTTGCTGGTTCGAGTCCAGCCGGGGGAGCTGTGAGCCCCCGTTCGGATCTCCATCCGGGCGGGGGCTTTCTGCGTTGCCGGTCTCGAGCCAGCCGACCGGAACTCCACATGCGAGCGCCCATGCGTTGAGCAGAATCTTTCGTGGCCTGGTCCGACCCTTCTCGGCGTTGCCGATCGTGTTTCTGCTGACGCCCATGCGGTCGGCTAGTTCGCTCTGCTCGAGTTCCACTGCCTCGCGCGCGATGCGCAGGCGGTGATGAACCTGAATTTCAGGAACTTTGCCGGATTCGTATGCAGTGGTCATAGTGCAAATGTTATGCGCAACTGCGCAAGCACGCAAGACGCACGCATTGTTATGTGTTGCACAACTACGCACTTGTGTGGCATCTTGTGCTTATGCCCAACTACGTACCGGTTACCGCGGCGCAAGTCGCTGATCGCCACGGGATACCAAAACGCACCGTCTTGGCCGCGGTCAAGCGTGGAGCGATTCGAAGTCAGAAACTCGAGGGCGCCACTGGTGCGTACCTGCTGAACCCCCAGGATGTCGAGGCGTTCGCCAAGTCCTGGGCCGCTCGTGCTGCTCAGCGGGCAGCGTCATGAGTGCCGGCCGCGCAAGACGGTTACGCTTCGATAGCCCGGCGACGGTCCTCGTGCTCGTTGCTGCTGTCGCGCTTGCTGTTTGGCGAGTCTTGTTGGAGCTGTTTGTGTGGTTCGGTTCGCTGGCCGGGGGTGCACTGTGAGCGGGCGCCGGTCGCGTCGGTTCCTCCTCGACCCGGAGAAGCGCGTCAAGGACGACACCGCCAAGCCGTCAGAGTTCGACGTCAACAACGCCAAAGCTGCCCGTCGTCGCGCACGTGCCGTGCTCGGTGGTTGTCGTGACTTGATCCGAGCGGTCGAGGACATCGACGCGATGGACCGTCACGGTCTGCTACCTGATGCAGCGGAACGGTTCTCAGCAGCCGCAGAGGATCTCCGCGAACTGTGCGGGCGTCTGCGGCACACTCTCGACGACGTCACCCGCGACTACCGGATGGAGACCGGACCGCAGTTGTCGGGCAACGTCGCCCTCGGCGCCATCGATCCCGCTACCGATCCCTTGGCCGCGATGCACTCCCAGCTGCGACCAGCTCACGGCGGCCGCACCACCGAGATAGTCGGGGACGGGATGCCGAAACCAGGCCAGCATCTCAAGCTTGGCCAGCGGGCGGGTGGACGCTGATGCCATTCGTCCAGCTCGACAACAGCCCTGCTGCAGTCGCACGTGTGCTGAGTCCCTCGGTCGAGACACCGGCCGAGTCGTCTGACCATCATCGAGACGGCCCTCCCCCCGCCGTCGGTGGTCCAGACCCCGGTAGTGGCGGCTGACGTCCCCTCCCGGGTCGCCGCCACTACCGGTCTCCACCCTCGCCTAATCCCCATCCATTCCATGCCAGGAAGGTTCCGTCAGGATGGAAATCAAATTCCGTGAACCGCAACGCCTACCGCGAATCAAGCTGCCCGACAACGTTGCCGATGCCGAGCCGACTCCGGAGCAGCAGCAGGAGTTGAACTATCTGGCGTCGGTCGGTGCGAAGCAGACGTACTTCAGCTCGGTCCCGTACGCGGAACGGCAGAAGCGAAAGAAAAAGCGCGCCGCTGCACGAGCGGCCCGCAAACGTTCCCGCGGCTGAACCGTACCTGCGAAAGCGTTGACGGGCCCCGCCCGATCCGCGAGGCCCGCCCCACTCACCAACCACCTGAAAGCGAATCTGATGAGCGACCAAGACGATACAGCACCCGCCGTCGACCCCTGGGTTACAGCGTTGTCCGACGGGTACGGCACGGGCAGCGATGTGTACGGGGATAGCGCCGTCGATGTTCTGCCTGGACGCAGGAACGGCAAGTCCTGGACACCGGTCGCGCCGACCGGTGTCGTGTTGCGCGCCCCGGTCCTCGACCCGAAGACCGGGCTGCAGAAACGCAACAAGTACAAGCGGCTGATGTTCACCGAGTACACCTGCCGCACGGTCTACGCAGGACGACTCACGGACATCGACGACGCGGGCGACTTCCAGGACATCTGGCAGGTGGTCTGCGACCGGTGGATGCACCCCGGCGACCAGATCGTCGCGGCGACCGTCCCCGCGCACGCTGTCCTGATCGGACCACCACCCGCCATCACAGCTGTCCGCCAGGAGGTCTCGCATGCCTGAGCTCAAAGGGTGGTCGAAGATCGACCACGCGGCAATGGGGATCACTGAGGGTATCGAGCACCTCGATTTCGAGCCGGGATGCGCTGCCCGCAAGTGGGTTTCGACACGAGACGAAACACCCGATGGCGTCGGCACATGCGAAAGGTCCGCGGACTTCCTGATCACCACGCACCTGTGTCTGTTCGTCGGCAAGCGCGAACCGCGAATGGAACCGGTGTTCGTATGCGGCCCGCACCTCGAGCACGCGCGTGCCTTCATGGAGTCGTCGCTCCGCATAGTCGGCCGCGCCCGGTGTGGGTACTGCGGTGCCGTGTTCTCCACGTTCTCGGACGTGGTCAGCCGGATCGTGCCGCTGTGAACGGCGTCAGCGACGACAGGTCACTCCGCGAACGCGTCACCGAGGCGCAGGCATACGACTCAGAGCGCCACCGGGGACCCGCTGCCATTACTGGTTTGTCGTTGCGTCAAGCGCGAGCTGCGCGTCGAGCGCAGTTGATGGACAACGCCGAGCTGATCCGCAAGTCCGTCGCCGAAACCCTGACCCAGCTCGACGAGCGCGACGACGTCACCCGGGAACAGCACGCACTGATTGTTCTCGCTACGTCGCAGCTCGCGATCCTCGAATCCGTTCTCGAAGCCGCTGCGGAGGCCTGAACCATGGACAACACAATCGTCACCGGCGGCGTCGTCGACTTCGACGCCCTCGACACAGCAGTCGACACCGACAGTCAGGACGCATCGTTCACGCTTGAGCCGTTCTCGGCGCAGCGGATCGGATGGTGGGAGTGGCCGACGATGGGTGTGGTGGGCGCACTGCTCGGTGCCGCGGTGTACTTTTCCGCCGTCACACCGTGGCCGGGGGTGTGAGATGGATTCGACATCTGCTGCGAACGCTCGCGCGAAGAGACACCACATGATCGTTGCCGATATCGGTTTGGAACGGCGGCGGCAGGACGCGAAGTGGGGTCCGGACCGGGATCAGCCGAACGGTACCGGCGGCCCACTGTCGGACTGGGCAGCGGACACGAACCGACGCAACTGCGAGCGAGCGTTCGCAGAAGGTCGCGGCAGTTGGTATCACATCCTCGCCGAAGAGGTCGGCGAGGCGTTCGCTGAGTCCGATCCGGCCAGTCTGCGTACCGAGCTGGTGCAGGTCGCCGCCGTGGCTATGGCGTGGATTGACAACCTCGACCGCACCGCAGCGCAGCGTGCGCTGCGCACCGAACTGGCAGGAGTGGACGTGGAAAAGCCGAAAGAGTTTCGTGAGAAGAACCCGGAAACCGTTCAGGCACTTGTGTGGACGGGCAAGAACCTCGGTGACATGTTGGATTTCGTCAACAACGTGGACGTCGCGAGACGCGGCGACCAGTTCGTCATCGACAGCCCATCCGGTTTGCAGATGCATGCCTCCATCGGTGACTACGTCCTGCGCGACACAGCTACCGGCAAATACCAGGTCCTCGACAACGTCGCATTCTCCGACCTGTACGAGCCGGTGGAGCAGCCGTGAAGCGGCTCGATCATCCGGAGCGATTCGAGCAGGCGCTCGCGGGACGTCTACCGGGGGAGGCGTTGTCCTCCTACGACCGGCGGGTATTGGTGTCGACGTTGGTGGGTCGGTGCATGACTGATCGGGAGATCTCGGAGCACACGAAGTGGACGGACTACACCGTCGTCCGTATCCGCGAGCATCTCGGGTTGGAGGCGGTGCAGTCCGCTGGCGGAATTATCGAGGCGGTCGGTGCCCGCACCATCGCGTGTCTGCTGTGCGATGTCCCGACCGCTGTCACTCCGGAGTCGGCCCGGCACGGGATGTGTCCGGAGTGCGCGCCGGTGATGGCGCATACCAGGGCGACGGTGCGCCGTCATCGTGTCCTGTCCGGTATGCGCGCGCGGACCGGCTGAGCGAGAGGGGAGTTCAGCGGTGGCGAGTGAGTGCAAGAACTGTCACGCACCGGTGCATTGGTGCCGGTCGATGACGCGGGAGTCCGGGTGGATCCCGGTGGACCTGTCACCGGACCCGGAGTTGGGGACGATCCGGAAGCATTTCTCCGGCACGGCCCGCGACCGCGTGGTGTACGCCGAGATCCTCAAGGGCGACGACCTCGACTCGGCCCGCGCTGACGGTGAGCGCTTGTGGATTCGGCACTCCGAGATCTGCACCGCCCGCAAGCCGTTCAATCCCCGCCCCGCGCATGTCCGCCTCGATCTACCGAACCGAACCTGACCACCCCTCATTCGAACCCCCGAAACTTTGGAGTAGCTGATGCCCACCGCCCCGATCGAAACGACCCGCTCGGAGAACATCCGTGTCTCCGCTATCGGACCGCACCCGAAGAACCCGCGCACCGCGCTCGGTGATCTGACGGAGATGGCCGAATCGATACGCAACTCCGGCATCGTGGAACCGTTGATAGTGGCTCCGGGCAAGGCGAAGAACAAGTACATCCTCATCGCCGGACATCGTCGTCTCGCCGCAGCGAAGAAGGCCGGCCGATCGCACGTGCCGTGCATCATCCGCGACGACCTGACCACCGACCGGGCGCAGCTCGAAGTGATGGTGCTCGAGAACTCGCACCGCATCGACCTGAACGTGGTCGAGGAAGGCAACGCCTACCAAGCGTTGCTCGACTTCCCCGACGTCGACCTGAAGACGTTGGCCGCGAACACCGGTCACAAGCAGAAGACCATCAAGGACCGCATCAAGCTGGCGCAGTCCCCGGAACCGGTGCAGGCCAAGCTCATCGCCAAGCAGATCACCACAACCGATGCGCTGACGCTCACCGAGTTCGCCGAAGACCCGGACGTTCATGCACAGTTGGCGTCAGCGCTGGGGACCTCGCAGTTCGGTTTTCTTGTCGAGCGGGAACGCGAGCAGCGGGCGTGGCGGAAGACCGCAGCGAAGATCACCAAGGATCTCACCGACACCGGTGTCCGGGTCACCGACCTGTCGACCCTCGACGAGGAGGAGACGACCGCTGTCGAGACCGATGCCCCGTTCGTGTGGCAGGAGGTCGCGTCGGCGTTGGAGATCCCGGAGGGGGCGAAGACGGTAGCTGTTCTAGATGAGGACATGGAGGACAATGTTCGCTGGTTCTACCGTCACGACACGACCGGCACCGCGGAGACTGGCGACGGGTCGGCCGCAGGGGAGAAGAAGCCTGCACCGAAGACGGAGACCCCGGCGCAGGCGAGGGTCCGGCTCGAGCGTGAGCAGCAGGAGCAGCTGAAGAAGGACCTGAAGACCTCCGCGACGGTGCGACGCAAGTTCCTGGCGCAGACCGCAGCAGAGAACGACGCGGACCGCGCGACCAGTGCACTCCGCATTCTGCTGATGGAGCGAGCGACCGCGTCGTACCGCGGGCCCGCCATTCACGAGCTCATCGGCCTGCCGCCCCTGTCCAGTGACGACGACGCCAAGAACGAGAAGGCGATCGAGCGGCACATCTACAAGATGCCCCTCGCGCAGCTCGCCGTCACCGCGTTCCTCCTCGACCGTCACGCCGAGGAATTGTCGCTCGAGACGCCGTGGCAGTGGACCCGAGACGACCCGCAGAAGTACTCGAAGCTCGTGGCCTGGCACAACGATCTCGTCGAACTGTTCGGCTACGAGTACGCCGAATGCGAGAAACCACTACTTCAGATCTACGATGCGCGGCTCGCTGATGCCGACCAGGAGTAGGCCATGTTCTACGACGACGTCACTGCTGCCGACGAGTGGTGGGCCTCCCGCACCGACAAGCGTCGCATCCAGATCTGGCGGCTCTGCGAGAAGCTCGCTGAGCGTGGACATCCCCCGGTCGCCGGGCAGTTGGCGATCGCGCTGCCGTCGACCCGTCGGCCGGTGGCCCGCCCGGCGGACGCTGGCCGTTCCGCTGACCGCTGGTGGCACGGCACTCCTCCGGAACGCCGGGCACAGATCCGGGGTTGGCTTGCAGACGAAGACCTGTCCGTGCACATCGAATGCGAGGGCCAGCTCGCGATGCCGGTACCCCGCCAACGTCACACAGCAGAGAGGGCCTGACCCGATGTCCACGTTCCAAGTTCTGCGCTACTCCATCCCGCTCACCGACGAGTTCACCCTCCCGATCGCGGCCGGTGCGGTCCCATTGTCGGTGGCACCCTCCCGGCAAGCCCCGAATTCGCACATCGATGTGTGGGTCCGCACCCCAGTAGACCGATCGGATCGGACCGAATACGCAGTCTTGCGTATCGCCGGGACCGGACACCCAGTGGACGACGGCGACGCAACCACGTTCCTCGGCACCGTCGTCCTCCCGTCCGGGCTGGTGTTCCACGTCTTCTACCGCCGCGCCGCCACCACCGACCACATAGCAATCCGATGACCGGAGGAACCAACATGTCGCGACAGAAAAAGCTGGTGATCCGCGCCCGCGGTATCGCCGAATCGATGGCGAAGAACATGCTCTCCGCTGTCACCGACCCACTCGACAAGGACCACTTCGACATCCTCGAACTGGTCTGGTCCGCCTCCTACGGCCCGGTCCCGACCCGCCACGGCGAATCGTTCGGTGTCGCAGTCACACACGCCGAGAAAGCCCTCCTCGACCTGATCCGCGATTCCCCTTACCCTGTGATCCTCATCGGTTTCTCAGGCGGAGCCGAGGTTGTCGGCAACGTCGCCAGACGCATCGCCCGCGGTCAGTTCTCGCAACTGACCAACAAGGTGCTCCTCGTCGGATTGCTGGCAGACCCCTCCCGCGCTGCCGGTCAGATCGTCGGACCGGACCGAGGCGGATTCGGCATCACCGGCGAACGGTTCATCGACACCCGCTACTTCCCGGTCCTGCAGTACTCGGCGCCCGGTGACCCGATCTCCGAACTACCCGCCGGCAACCTGCTCCGCCCGTTCGCGGACATCTCCGAGTTCTTCTCCCTCGACGACCCCGAAGCCTGGATCGCGGACCTGCGCCGCAAAGCCGTCCTCAAGCAATTCCAGAACGTCTTCCGGCCGGAGCTGCGCCGCGACTGGGCAGGCGCGGCCGCATGGGCACGCGGATACCTCTTCGACGGCCGCCACACCTGCTACAACCGCGAGATCCTCCCCGGCACGGGCCTGACCTACACCGAGCATCTCGCCAAGCAGATCGGACAGATCTGGTGAGCACAGACATCCACTCAGGCAAGCAGACCGGCGCACCCGACCTCGATCCGCAAGAGCTGATCGAGAAGGCGTTCAGGACCGCAACAGATCAAGCCCGCAAACGCACCAGTAATCGCGACGTCACCGCTGCCGAGGTGTCCGAGGAAGTTATCGGCACCCTCACCGCACACGGCTGCATGATTGTCACGCCCGACGTGTTCAGCCCGCGTCCCGTCGACTTCAGCTTCGAGGCTTACGGAGTCGCGCTGGCCGAACTGGGCGAGGACGGCGACACCATCATCGCGCTCGGCCATGTCGAGCCCCGGCGAATGATCGCGGCGCTCAGCAAGTACTGGCGCACCTACGTCGGCGTGCAGTACGACGACATGTTTCCTGAAGTTGGCGGCGCGCGAGCGAACCTCACCCACCAGATCACCCACCGGTGGGCCGAGTTCACCCGGAACGCAGCCGATTACGGAGGGCACTTCGAGTTCGACTGGCAGTGCTGGCCTGCACCGGCTCCGACTGGATTGCACACGACCGCGCGTGAGCGTCAGGTCGCGATCACCCGGTGGTCTGCGTGATGATGAAACGCTACGTGGCCGGTTACTGCCCGATGGGATGCGGCGATTCCCTCCAGCTCACCGACTATGGTGTCATCGTTTGCGCCGACGTGCGCTGCCCGAACCGCACAGCTGCCGCTCGCGTACTCGAGGAAAACGAGACCGAGCACATCGCCACCTTCGACGAGGACTCGTTCACCCTCCGCCACCCGCTCCGCGAACGCTTCGACGGACAGCTCGACGCATGCCGCTGGCATTCCTTCCTTGCGGCCTACGACCGCCCGCCTTTCGGGCCTGGCCAGTACCGCATGACGACGGCCGCTGGACCGGACTCGATCGAGTGGGCAACAGTCCGGTGGGAGAGGGTGTCGTGAACGAGCTCTACTATCGCGACGACACTGTCACCTTGCATCACGGTGACGCCGAGGAAGTCGGGCAGGCTCTCGATACCGGCTCGGTCGACTGCATCGTGACCTCGCCGCCGTACTACAAGCTCCGCGACTACGGCGTCGATGGTCAGGTCGGCACCGAAGAGAGTCCGTCGCTTTACGTACAACGGTTGTGGGTCATATTCGACGTCCTGTACAGGGTGCTCGCCGCCGACGGCACGCTGTGGCTCAACCTCGGTGACAGCTACGGTCCCGACAAATCACTCCGGCTCCTACCTGCCCGCGTCGCGTTGGCGTTGCAGTCGTCGGGCTGGATCATGCGCAACGACGCGATCTGGTCCAAGCCAAACGGCAAGCCCGAGAGCGTCACCGACCGTCTGACCAACCGGCACGAGCACCTGATGCTGTTCGTCAAGTCCCGCGACTACCACTTCGATCTCGACCCAATCCGCGTCCAGTACGACGGCGACCGCGACCTGTCGAGGCGGTCGCGATCAGGGTCGGTCAACAAGGACAACGCGATCAGTGTGCCGTGGTCCAGCGAGACCGGCCGCAACCCGGGCGACGTCTGGTCGATCGCCACTCAGCCGTTCCCCGGTGCGCACTTCGCAACCATGCCTACTGCACTCGCGGAACGCTGCATCCAAGCCGGGTGCAAGCCCGGAGGAACTGTCCTGGACCCCTTCTCAGGCAGCGGCACCACAGGCCTCGCAGCGGCCCGCCACGGACGCAAGTACGTCGGCATCGACCTCAACAGCGACTACCTAGATCTGTCGCTGACGACTCGTCTCGCGCAGAGCGGGCTGCTGATGGAGGAGGCACCGACGTGTGGCTGATCTTCGTTGCCGTCGCGCTTGTCGCGGTGCTCGCGCTGGCATTAGCGTTGCGCGACTCGGATGCTGTTCGCGCGCAGGGGTATGCGCATGACTCGTACGAGGCGCGTGTGCTGCGGGGTGAGCTGCCGTGACCCGCGACGAGGTCGGCGCCATCGTCGTCGCACTGGGGCTGGCGGCGTCGGCTGCGTTCTTCGTCGCGTTCCGGACGACATCGTGCGCGGTGACGGCGGCGGAGATGTACCTCGCGCGTCGTGGTGGTCGAGCGTGATCCGCCCGATCGTCGCGTTCCGGATGAAGGGCTGGCAGATCACGTGCGACAGCTGCGGCAATAAAGCCAATTTCTACGAGAACACCGCCCGCGCTGCTCTGGTGACGGCGCAGGGGTTCTCGTGGCGGAAGTGGCAGTCGAAGCATCTGTGCCCGTCATGCTGACCCCTGTTGTGGAAGGAGAACGTTCTGTGTCCGCTCTCGATACCGAACACATAGTCGACGACCTCGAGCGCGCTCTCGCGCCGCGCAGGGTCTTTGTCCGGCAGACATCGTTGCCGGGCGGTCTCATTCGTGTCTACGCCGTCCTGGTGTTCCACCGCGGCGAGGCCGAGCCGGAGTGCACGTTCATGGCTCCGGATTGGCCGACAGCGCAGACCGAAGCTGACAGGACGGCGAGAGCCCTGTGACTTCCGTTGTAGTGCCCACCTCCCGCGCACCCCCCCAACCAATCCCAAGATTGCCTGCTGTTTCACCGTTCCCGGTTCTTCGAGTGACAAGGATGTCCGTTGCCGTTCTTCCAGCTGGTCGACGAGTTGGCCTCCAACCGCAAGATCAAAGCGTTGTTGGACCCCACTCTCGACGGTGACACCTCGGGGTGTGCCGCGTTCACGGTGTGGGCGCTGGCGGGAACGATGTGCCAGGCAGCAGGCTCCGACGGGGTGGTCAAACGAGCCGACGTCGCCCGAATCCTGCTCGACCCGCAGCTCAGTTTGCAGGCGGCAGCGATTCTGGTTCGAGAGGACTTGTGGCATGCACCGGGTCATCAGTGCATTCAGTGCCCACCGGTTAAGGACGGGACATTCCTGTTCCACGACTGGTTCCAACTGAAGTACGACCTCGGCGCAGCGGTACGGCTCAAACGGCGCAAGGCCGCAGAGCTGAAGGACACGAAAATCGTGGCCTCCGTGTGGGCGAGGGATTGCATCAATCCGTCGGTGCCAGCGAAGCAGATGACGGCGCACTGCCGTTACTGCGGCACACTGCTCAAGCGGATGGACAACAAGTCCGACATCAAGCCCCATCTCGATCACGTCGACCCGACCCTCACGATCGGTGCACGCAACATCGTCGTCGCGTGCGCGCCCTGCAACTCCAGCAAGGGCAACCACACCCCCCAACAGGTCGGGATGACATTGCGTCCCGCACCCCGTGAGGGTTCCACGCAGCAGCACACCACCAGCGTGGTCTCGCCGCCACGCTCCGATGACGGGTTGGTTTCGTCTCCACGGTCCGACGCCGGGTTGTCTTCGACGGGTAGCTCCCGCGAAGGCGTACTCGCCGGCCGCGACGCAGACGATTCGGTACTCGCCGGAGCGGGCGACGCAAGGACGCGCCGTGCTGCACAGCACCACCCTGTTCGGCCGCAGGAAGCCGATGCATCACCGACCGTCGTGTCAGGCTCACCGGGACAACCCGTCGCTGGGACAGCACACGACACGGCTGATGCACCGGCCCCCCGCGCGGACGAGCACGGAACAGATCGCGCGGAACCGGATCAGACCCGGCCGCAAGCGGATCGAGCTGCCTCGCAGGCGGGATCAAAACCGATCAAACCGGAACAACCCGAGAATGAAACTGAAATCACTGTCCTCGCAGGCGTGCGGGCGCACGTGCGCAGGACAGGGTCAGGGCAGGGAAGTGGTTTGGGTAGGGGTCTGGGGGAGGGTCACGACTCAGGGTCGGCCGACCACGATCCCCCCGCATCGAATGCTCGTAAACGGGGCCGTCGCAGATCTCGTGGTCGTTCCCGTGCGTCCTCGAAAACCCCTAACCATGAACCATCTCCTGAGCCGAACCCACCTGACCATCAACCACCACCCCGATCACCGATCCCTGATCCAGCGTTGGATGCGGGCGCGGCCCCGGTGGTCGACGTCCCGGCCCGATCGGGGTCACCGTGGTTCGGCTGGCGCGGCCCGGCGTCGACCGTGACCGAAACGATCTGCGATGCACACGGATTGCACGAACCGTGTTGGAAATGCACCACGACCGAGGAGCAATAACCATGCCAGCTCAGACTCACAGTGAACACGAGAGCTTCGCGGCTTGCGCCATACAGATGCTCGATCAATCAGCTGATCCGAATCTCGACCACGAGTCACGAATGCGCTTGAACGCACGCGCTCAGGTGTACGCCACCCTCGCATCGTCCGCCCCCGCCGACGAACGGATCAACGCGCCGATCGACGAGACGATTCGCGAAGGCGAGCGTATGGCGGTTTTGAACGCTGCCGGGGAATTGATCTTCACGGCGGCACCCGTCACCGAGCGACTGTCGTTAAAACTGGTTGCAGTCGAGCGCATCAGCCAACTGCTGCAACATTTCCCGGCCACGGTCGGAGTGGTGGGCTTCACCCTCACTTATCCGCGTGCAATTCGATTGGCTGGTGAAATGATGCAAGGCAAGTACGGCGACTGTGACCGAGTAACAGGAATGGAACTCGCGTTTTACTCGGGTGTGCTCGCAGCAGCAGTCCGCATTACCCCCTCTACGTCATCGACGGGGGAATGACCATGGCCGAACAGGAAGCCCCGCACCCGCAGCCCCCGTATCCGACCGATGACTCGGACGCTGTCCGGCAGTTGTCGAAGGACCTCGATCAGTTGATGCTCGCCAACGGGTCACCGTTCTCGATGGACGCCGTGTACCGCAGTCTGCTGGCGCAGGCGATCCTCAACTTCCGTGCCGGGTTCGTCTATGACAGGAAGGTGAAGCGGTGGGTGCTGCGACCATGACCACTCTCGGATACGGCGACGCCGTCGCTGCGTTCGTGTGCCAGCTCCCGCACAAGCGCACACCAGCCAAGGGTGAGCCGTACACCGCGTCCGACGGCACCACCGGTGTGGGCGACGGCCGGACGCCGGTGTTCGAGTACGCCAAGGACGGTGGCCGGGTCGTCGCTGCCTCGCACAGCAACTCGACACTGTGCCGAGGTCACCTGACCCGGCTGCAGGACCTCATCGCATCGACCCCCCGCACTGTCGAGTGGATGCGCGAGCAGATCGAACCATCCAACAGTGCCCCGGACCGATCGAACGGCTATCTGAAACCGGCCACCAAAGAACCGCCGTTGCCGATCTCGGCGGCCGCGGTCGACTCCGCCGACGAGGAACTGATCTTCCTGTGCGAGTGGGCCGACCAGGTAGCGAAGGATCGCGGTGAGATCGGCCCGGACCTGTCCGGCGCTCGCACGACGTGGCGGTCGACGTACCGGCCGCTAACACCGTTGCAGCAGGAACGCCGCGTCGTCGGGTTCCGGGCGATCGACCCGGCGACGGTCAACGGCACCGTCAACGGAGTGGCCCGCTACCTCCTCGACCGGCTCGACTGGATTTCCGAGCAGGAATGGGCCGGGGAGATGATGACCGAACTCGCGCAGAATCGTCGCAGTCACACCAACCGGTGGCCGCTCGGTGACACCACCCGCCGTGCACGAGGCCTGCGCTGCAACGAATGCCACCGCGAAACCATCGTCGTGCACCCACCGGCCAACGCGCCGATGTACCTCGAAACCCCGGTGCTGTACGAACCAATCGAGCATTACCCACCGGGCGGAGTCGGCCCGCGCGTCCCGCTGATCCCACGGCCGCGTCTTGACGACTTCGGCCACCCACTACTCGCCGCCGACGGCACCCAGATGGTGCACGTCACCCGCGAGGAGGTGTACGCCTACCCGATGCTCGTCGCCTGCTCCGATCTCAGGTGCGGGGCACGGGTCGACGAAGCGCAGTGGGAGTGGGCACGTCTCGCGGCCGAGTCAGGCCGTGACATCCGCAGCGACGACGTCCGACGTCGAGTGCGGGGCAGAACATCCGGCGCAAGCATCTACGAGGGGAATGGCTGGTGAGTAAACATGGAGATCGGTGACCGCGTGCGGTACACGGGAAATGCCGCTGACATCCCCGTCGCAGAGGGTGTGATTACCGACGTCTTGGAGCTGTACCCGTCGAACACCGTCTATTCCTACAACGTCGTGTGGGACGACGGCGCACCCGGTGCATGCATGCCCGGAGATCTTGAGCTGGTCCACGCACCCGAGAAACGCTGTAACTGTTGCGGTCACATGCGGATGGAGTGTGACTGCATTGCCTGTGACTGCTTCGCCACCCTCGCTGCTAAACCTGAGGAGACAACATGAGCGCAGTCATTTCGGCTGACGAGCGGTATCGTTACCACCTCCGCCGTGAATTACCGTTGTCGCTCGACCAGCCAACGTCGCGGACTTGTCTTTTCATTATGCTTAACCCGTCCACGGCTGACGCTGCGAAGAACGATCCGACGATCCGACGATGCCTTACATTCACGAGTCTGGCGGGTTGCGACGTCCTCGAAGTGGTGAACCTTTACGCCTACCGCGCAACAGATCCTGATGACCTGTTCCGAGCCGGTGCTGCGGGCGTCGACATCGTCGGCCCAGACAATTACGAGCACATCGAGCAAGCCAACAACCGCGCCGACGTCGTCTACGTCGCATGGGGCGCCAAAGCACCCCGCGATCGAGTCGCGGCCTTGGTCAATATGTGTGGCATGAGCGAACTGCATTGCCTCGGAACTACATCGGACGGTAGCCCTCGACATCCGCTCTACGTGCCCACGACGGCCGCAGTCGAATTGTGGAGTCCAAATGCCTAGCCGCCCGCCTGTCTCCGAGCAAGAACCTAACGGCGGTGCATCGTGATGTGCCATCGCTGCCTGAACGGCGAACACCTACATGACATGTATCCGACGACCGGTGAGGATGCGGGCTGTCCGTTCCTCGCGTCGAGCCCTTATCCGCAGGGCGACGGCTCGGTATCTCAATGCACCTGTGCAGTGAAGGTTCCGGCTCCTGCCGCTTGCCCCGCGTGCGGGCATATTCCGGGAACCGTGTCGTGATCGACGATCCGATGGATATTGACACCGAAGAGTACGTGACGCTGGCAGATGCGATGCGCCGTACGGGTAAGTCTCGCCGGACGATCGGCCGGTGGGTGAAGGCCGGCCAAGTCCGAACTCTCGACATTGGCGACGTGAAGGGATTCCACGTGCAGGACTTGGCTGACGCCGAAGCCAACGCACATTACAACGCGGCTCGGACACGGAAGCAGTAGAAGTGTCGTGACCAGCGTGTGCCCATGCGGTGGTGTACGCTTCGCGTAAGCGATCGGTGACTTCACGTCCCGGTCGCTTTGTCATTCCCCGGTTCCGGAGGTCAATGCCATGCCAGGCGCAGACGAAGTGCAGACCACGTTCACCGATGAGCAGATCGAGATCGTCGAGGAGATCACCGGACTGAAAGGTCTGGCTGCGTTCACCGACGAGGAGATCTCGAATCTCAATCTGGAGTTCACCGAAGTGCAGTGGTACACCGCCGTCGTGGCGGTGTTCGAACGCAACGGCAACGAGGACCTCGACGCAATGCGTAAGCATCTCGCGTTGGCCAAAGAGCAGGCGTCGTGAGCACGGCGAAGCGCGAGGCATACGACGCGCTCGACGCGGCAGTCAGACACCTCACTCAGTTGGTGCGAGACGAGGCCAGCGAAGACGACGACAGCGAAGACGACGACAGTCCCGAGACGGTTGTGGACTGGGTGCTGGTGGTCGGTTCGCAGTTCTTCACCGACGAAGGCGACCGCCATGGAGCGGTCACCATCATGCCCAAGGCTGGCGCTCAGCCCGCGTACATCACGGTCGGCCTGCTGCGTGAGGCGTTGGGAAAGTACTGATGGCTCGGGCCTCGATGCGTGTGTGCTCGGTGCCTGGTTGCCCATCGATACAAGCAGGGCCTCTGTGTGTGGTGCATGCACGCGAGCGTGAGCGTCACCAGCGTCGTACGGTGCCCACCAAGGCGACGAGGGACAGGACCGAGCAGGAGCGCCGAGCACGTACTGTTGCCGAATGGGTTGCCGTGCATGGCTACTGGTGCCCCGGCGTCAGACGGCCCGGGCATACGGCGCGTGATCTGACGGCCGCGCACGTGCCTCCGATCAACCGAGGCGGCGACCCGCACGGGCCATTGACGGTGCAGTGCCGCTCGTGCAACAGCCGCCAAGCTGACCGGTTCTGACCGGTTGACGCAAGCCTCTGACCAGCGGAAACGCAAAATGGTTCGCGCAGGTAAGCAACGCCCTGACCAGCGGAAACGTACCCCAGGGGGGTGCCCCCTGACCCCCCAAAACGACGTTCGCCGTGGGGGAGGGCTCTGCGAGGTGCGGAGGGTTCAAGACGTTCCGGAAATCGAGGTGGTCGTGGATGGACAGGTCGCCATGGGTGGTGCTGCGTGAAGACCGTCGGGAGACCTGGCCGGAGATGGTCGCGCGGCTCGGCCTCGAGTTCCCGCCGATCACTGTCTCGCTGTGGCCACCGCGTCCCGGTACTGCGCTGGCGATTCGGCGCGCTGCAACGGTTGCCGTTTTGGCCAAGCCACACGAAAGGGTGTGAGTGTGAAGAACGGTCTCACGGCGGCACGCCGGGTTGCGCGGTTGCTGCTGCCGATCGAAGGCGAGCTGCGTGCGCACTGGCTCGACATACGCAACAGACTCGACGGTTACTGCTGCGCCAAGGATATGACCGGATACAAGCACTGGCGCTGTGGTTTGAAAATTGGGCACGCCGGACCACACCGGACAAACAATTACACCTGGTACCTAGGACAACTGGCGGAGTACTCGCCTCTCGAACAGCCAAATGCATGCGTGCCCCGTCGAACATTCTCCCCGACATACGTTCAGCGGCTCCTGCTGATGAACTGGCCTGTTACGTGGGAAAAGGCGCGCGCCGCGAGCAGAAGCCGCTCGGTGTTCTGATGGCGTGGCATTCGGCGGCATGGTCGGTCGAGAAGGTGATCGGCGAACCGAAGCAGATACTCCACGAGCAAGGCCTCGTGGAGATCGGGGACTACTCGGGCACGCCGAGGGTGCGCGAGGGCTGCATCACCGTCCGCAGCAACGCGACCTCCGAGCAGTGGAACCGTCTGATCCCGCTGTCTCGCATCATCGTTCTCGACTACTGCACTCAGCCTCCCGGCTGACCAACGATCGCAAGTCGTTCACAACGAAAGGAACTGCGACATGCCAGCGCAGAAGTTCGTACACCATCCCACCATCGTTGAGGCGATCCAATACGACGGAACCGCAGCGAGTGGCCGCGAGATCGTCGGATGGGTATTCAGGTCCGGTCATGGCGGCGAAGCCCACTACCAGGAAGCGGAAGAGGCCTACACGTCGCCTGACGGGTTGCAGGGCCGACCCGCAAGTCCTGCAGAGTTGTGCATCAAAATACTTGCGGGAATTACGGTCGTCATTAAGGGTGACTGGGTTCTGCACACCCCGTCGGACAGATACGCCCTGTTCGAGGTCATTAGTGACAGCGAGATGCAGCGGTTGTACGACCAGCAAGGATTCCCGCCGTTGCCCGCGCGGATCGTTGCGGATTGGAACACAGGTGTCCTGACGGTGGACGGCCGCGAGTTCCCGTACCCGGTGTCGTCGGATGTTCCCTTCACCGCCAAACGATTGCCCGACGACGTGGTCACTGTGGTGTCGATCCCGGTGTTGACCGAACACTTCGAACACATCGGCAACATTGGTCAACATCCGCCGGGCATACCCACCGTCGAGCTGACTGACTCCGATGACTGACTGGTTTCACGAGCTGGTCGCGTCGTGGGTGCGCAAGCTCGCTCACCGCATGGGGTGGTTCTGAGGTTCCGCGGCACAGTGCTGCGGGTTGTTCTAGTCGGCGCAATGCCGAGTCGAGGAGTTGGTGACGATGGCCAACCATGGAGGTGCACGAAACAGGTCGGGCCCGCACGCGTCGAGGTTCTCGGCGCGCTCGGATGCCCGTGATCTGAAGGCAACGCAGTTGCCGGTGGAGGGGTACGACGGCGACTTCCCTCCGTTGTCGGAGTTTCTGCCTGATGCCACCGAGCGCGAGGGCATCGTGTGGGCGGAGGCGTGGACGACTCCGCAGGCTGCGCAGTGGATTCGCGAGCCGTACCGTTTCCGGACGATCGCGATGTGGGTGCGGTGGACGGTGAAGATGGAGAATCCGGAAGCGCCGTCGGCGGTCGCTGCGGCCGCGCTGCGTCTGGCCGATCAGATCGGTATGACCCCGTCCGGTTTGAAGGAGAACGGGTGGCTGATCGTGCCCAGGGATCAGATGACCGCGAAGTCGCCGGCCACGAAGGCGCGTAAGCCGGGCAAGGTCGTCGAACGCACCACGCGGACCGGTCGCCGGTTGCGTGTAGCCCGGTCCGATGGCAACAGCTGATTCCTCGTTCGCCGTCGACTTTCCCACTCTCGCTGACGTTCTCGACCCGTGGTATCAGGCGCATCTGTCGATTCCGGATGGGTTCAACGAGGGCGAACCGTTCGTCATGGCCGATTGGCAGTTCTGGTGCACTGCCAATCACTACCGGATTCGTAAGTCGGCGCGGTGGCAGCCACGCAAGCCGATGCTCAACCAGGCATTCACGTATCGGCGTTCGCAGATCGTCGGTCCGCAGAAGTCGGGCAAGGGTCCGTGGTCGGCTGCGGTGATCGCTGGTGAAGCGGTCGGTCCGACGTTGTTCGCGGGCTGGGCCGAAGACGGCGATGGGTACGTGTGTGCGGACTACGGCTGCGGCTGTGGGTTCGAGCACGCTTACGAGCCGGGCGAGCCGATGGGTATGCCGTGGCCGACGCCGATCATTCAGCTGACGGCGACGTCGGAAGATCAGGTCGACAACGTCTACGGGCCGTTGACGACGATGATCGAGAACGGCCCGCTGAGCGAGATGCTCCGTATCCGCGAGAATTTTATCCGGCTGCCGGGCAATGCGCGGGATTCGATGATCGAGAAAGTCACCTCGAATGCCCTCTCGCGCATCGGCAAGCGCGTGACGTTCGTACTCAACGACGAGACCGGGTTGTACACCGAGAGCAACAAATTGATCGATGTTGCCGAGGCTCAGCGGCGCGGTGCGGCGGGTATGCAGGGTCGAACGATGGAGACGACGAACTGCTGGAATCCGGCGCAGGATTCCTACGCGCAGCGGACGTACGAATCGCGCATCAAAGACGTGTTCAAGTTTTACCGGATGCCCCCGTCGGGGCTGCGGTGGATGGACCGCAAGGAACGACGCGAGCTGCTGCGGATCGTCTACGAGGGCTGCCCATGGATCAGCATCGACTCGATCGATGCCGAGGCGGAGGAGATCTCGGAGAAGGACCCCGCGAAGGCGGAACGCTGGTTCGGCAACCGCCTCAAGCAGGGTGCAGGTGCGTGGCTGGAGGAGGGGGTGTGGGACAGTGCCTACGCGCGCGCCTGAGCGCCCCGATCGGCTGTGGTTGCCGAATCCGAAGGCGGGCACGCAGATCTGTGTCGGGTTCGACGGTTCGGAGTCCAACGACTGGACCGCCATCCGGGCGCAGACGAAGACGGGGTTCTCGTTCACTCCGCGCTACGGCAACGAACGTGCTCTGCGGCCGACGATCTGGAATCCTGCCGAGTTCGGCGGGCAGATCCCGCGTGATCAGGTCGATGTCGCGGTCGAGCACATCTTCGATCGGTGGGAAGTGGTGCGGATGTACTGCGACCCGGAGGGCTATTACTCCGAGATCGGTGCGTGGTCGGTGTCGTACGGCGCCGAGCGGGTGTTCGAGTGGCAGACCAACCGGCCCAAGCAGATGCACGAGGCGTTGCTGCGGACGGAAACGGATCTGCGTAGTAAGCGGATGACGCACGACGGGTGCCCGATCACGACCCGGCACGTGCTCAATGCGCGCAGTGTTCCGATGCCGTCGCAGCGTCACGGTATCCGCAAGCCGGTCGGGGAGCATCACCGCAAGATCGACGCGGCGATGGCGACGGTGCTCGCGAACGAGGCGACGCAGGATGCGTTGGTGGCGGGTTGGCCGGAAGAGGTCGATTCACGGGTGTTCTTCCGGCGCCGGTGATCAACGAATGATGAGGAGGGGCAGTGACAGCACCGATTCTGCGGACGACCCTGTCCTCGGATCATCGTGATCTGATCGGCAAGCTCAACGCGAGACTCTCGCGGTTGCAGCCGAACGATCGGTTGCACGACTTGTATTTCGAGGGTGAGCAGCGGGTCAAGCATCTCGGTGTGGCGGTGCCTCCGGAGCTGCGGATGTTCGAGACGATCGCGAACTGGCCGCGGATGTTCGTCGAGGAGGTCGCTCGTCGTCAGCGCATCAAGTCGTTGATCTGGCGCGGCCGCGATTCGGCGGCCGTGCCGGTTATCGACGAGGACGGCAACGAGGTCGATTCGAAGCCGACGCGACGTGACACTGCGTTGCAGGAGAGCTTCGATCTGAACAATCTCGCGTCGGAGATTCGTCTGCTGAACAAGGAGACGATGATCTACGGCCGCGGCTACATGACGGTCGGGACGAACGACGACGATCCGGAGCATCCGCTGATCTCGGTGGAGTCCCCGACGCAGATGTCGTGCTTGGTCGATCAACGCCGCCGGCGGATGTCGGCGGCGTTCCGGCAGTTCCGTACCGACGACGGGGACCGCGTGGGGACTCTGTTTCTGCCGGACCGCACGATCCAGGTCATCGCGGGTCCGCGTGGGTGGGAGTACGACGAGGTCGGCGGCGACGCCGACGACGGCAGCGACTCGGCGGTCGACGAACACGATCTCGGTGTGATCCCGGTGGTGCTGTTCCTCAATCGCCGCAGGCTCGGTAGGTGGACGGGCACCACGGAGATGAAGGACATCATGGGCATCACCGATGCCACTGCTCGGTCGTTGGCGAACATGCAGGTGGGCCAGGAAACGCACGGCACACCCGGAAAGTGGTTGGTCGGCGCATCCAAGGCTGACTTCGTGGACGAGAACGGCCAGCCGATTCCGGTGTGGGAGTCGTACTTCACGGCGATGGCCGCAACAGCGAAGGGTCCGAAGGATGCGATGTTCGGGCAGTTCACCGCATCGGATCTGCGGAACTTCCACGAAACGGTGAAGCTGTATGCCGGTCTCGCGTCGTCGGTGACGGGTCTGCCGATTCGTTACTTCGGGCAGAACACCGCGAATCCGCCCACCGAGGGCTCGATCCGCGCGGACGAGTCTCGTGTGATCTCGAACGCGGCGGAGAAGAACGAGAGCCAGGGGACCGGCATCGGGTGGGTCATGGCACTCGATTACAGGTTCAAGTTCGGTAAGTGGCCCGACCGTGGGAGTTCGATCACCGTCGAATGGAAAGACCCGGCTACGGCAACGAAAGCCGAAGAGGCCGATCACATTCAGAAGATGAACGGCGGCGTCGCGGTCTACTCGCGCGAGGGTTCGTGGGACGAGCTCGGCTGGGACGAGGCACGCAAGGCTCGCGAGCGACGGTACTTCGCGGCCGAGTCGGACCCGGTCCTCGATCGACTCAATCGCAAGCTCGGGGAGATTCCGAAGCGAGGCAGTGAGGACGTTGTCGATGATTCTGGAACCGGCCGCTGAGAACTATCTTCTGCAGCAGGGCATCCAGAACGAGGTTCTGATCGCGGCCGCTGAGATCTGGGGTGCGAGGCCACCCCGCGATTTCGATGCCTGGTTCGCGGCGAACGTGGATCGTCTGGTCGCGGTCGTCGTTGCCGGACAGGAAGCTGCGGTCGCGGGCACGCAGGGGTATGTCGCGGACACTCTTGACGTGCTCGGCGTGGACGTGGACCCGGTGGCCGACGTCGCTACCGACTCGTTGATCGGTACGGCGGCGGACGGTCGGCCGCTGGATTCGCTGATGTACGGCGCGGTGATCACCGCAAAGGGGCAGATAGGTCAGGCTGTCGATCAGGGTCGACAGGTCACATCCGACGTTGTCGCGGCGGCGTGGAAATCGGGACTGTACGCGGTGCAGCTGCGGGCGCAGACGCAGTTGGCAGATGCCAACCGGGTTGCCACGGGGTTGGGGATCACCTCGCGCCCTCGTATTGGGTTCGTGCGGATGCTCAATCCTCCGTCGTGCTCGAGGTGCGCTGTACTGGCGGGTCGGTTCTACCGCTTCAATGCAGGTTTCGACCGCCACCCGTCGTGCGACTGCCGAGCGATCCCCGCTCCGGAGGACATGGCCGGCGACCTCAGGACCGACCCGATGGACTACTTCGCTTCTCTCGATGTACCGATGCAGGACAAGATCTTCACGGTCGCCGGTGCGCAGGCAATTCGGGATGGCGCTGATATCAATCAGGTGGTCAATGCTCGGCGCGGCGCAAACGGCCTTGATACTGCGGCGGGTTCGCTGGGCCGTACGGCCAAACGCGATGTGTATGGGCAGCAGTTGATCACCACCACCGAGGGTGTCACCAGGCGCGGTGTCGCGGGCAAGGTCATTCGGGCGCGCGGCCGAAACGCGGCGACGACACCACGGTTGATGCCCGAGGACATCTACGAGATCGCGAGCAGTCGTGAGGATGCGTTGCGACTGCTCCAGCTCAACGGATACGTGCTCGAACGTTCGGGCGTCCCGTTGTCGGGAACTGGTTCGCGGACAGGCTTGGTTCCCTCGTTTGCCAGCGTCGCCGCTCCGGCGCGCGTATCTGCTCCGGCCGCGCCGAGCGGTGGATCGAACGCGAAGGCGCGCAGGGTAGCTGGCTTGGCGGCGTCCGTGCCGCCACCGACGGGGATCGTCGCCCCGGCGACGCGAACATTCCTCGGTGATTCGGAACTGTCGCTTCCGTACGGCACGGCGGGGTGGCAAGGCGAAGCGGGAGTGGCGATCGTGCGCCCGCGCGAGAGTCGTGGGGCTCGCGGGGTGTGGCGCGCGGAGAAGAAGGTCGCTGAAATCACTGCACTGATGGCAGAGATTCGCGCTCGTTCACCGCGGCTCGGTCGGGGTGAATTCACCAGAAACTCGCAGCGAGCCGAATATGAGGCTCAGTTGCGAGCGGACATCGCGGCTATCGATGACCAGCTCGTGCAGGCTCGGACGCAGGAATCGATTGCCTCGCTAGCCGTTCGCCGCGGACAGCTCGAACAGGAGATCGCGGACATCAAGACCGAGCGCAACGCCGCGATCGATCTCCTCGGCGCCGAGGACACGATCGAGCGGGCCCGATTGGGAAAGGTGGGGCCGCGCGATCACGAGATGGTGCCGGAGCTGACGGAGTTCGCTGGGGAGTACGACGTGAACGGACGACAGATACCCTCTGCCGGTTTGGAGCGACACCTCGACACGGTGCTCGCGGCCGGGAAGGCGTTGCGAGCTGATATCACTCGATCGTTCGATACCGACCCGGTTCTGGTGAAATTGCGCGAGGACTGGCGTGCAGCAGAGCAAGCTTTGATGGATGCCGAGTCCGCACTGTTTTCCTCACCCGGGTTCTCTGATTCGTCGCACCCGTTGTGGAAACCGGTCGACGCCGCGAAAACGGTGTTGTTCCAGACGCCGTGGGAGCGCGAGATTCGCCGGAGGGAAAGCCTCATCATCAGGTCCGCGTTGGGGGAGGTGCGAGACTTCGGCGGTGTCGAGATGCCAGCGAGGATTGCGAAAGCATCCGAGATTGCACGGGACCGTGCGTCAGCGGGGTCCGCGCGGGTGATGCGTGACCTGCGTGCCTCCGAGCAGTACTTCCCGCGGGACTGGTTGGACCGTGCAGTCGATCGAGGCGAGCTTGCTCTCTTCCAATCCGATCGTGCGTTCTTCAATTCGGACGGTCCAGGCGGGGGCGACATGATCGCGGCCCCGACGCGAGCTGCCACCGAGAACGGAAACCGCAGCTACGACGGTGCGTACGACGGTTACGAGACTGAGGTCATGGTCCACGAACTCGGTCATCGCATGGAGATGGCCGTGCCTGGTCTGACGGAACTGGAGTTCGCGCTGGTACGCCGTCGAGCTATGACCAGTGGAGTCCTCGACGACCTCGAGGAGTTCTCCGCCGGTGAGTTCTCATTGCGTGATCGGTGGCGGGACCCGTACACCGGCCGCGTCTACAACAGCGGCAGTACACCGCAGTCACAGGATGCTCACGAGGCATTCCAGACTGGTACGCAAGACCTGTTCGGTCGCGGCTCCCGCAAGTTCGGTGACGATGAGCTCGAAGAGTTCATGCTCGGTACACTGGCCCTACTATGAGCTGGACCGTGTACTCCGTGATCGACCAGAGCCGATGGATGAACTTCGTCGCGCTCGATGACTGGGTGTCCGACCAGCGGACGTTCTTCGACATAGCTGGGGCAGGCACCGTAGTTCGCCTGTCTCCCCTCGGACCGTTTCAGGAGAACAGCACCGAATCCGAAGAGAAGCTCTTCTACGCCGCAATGGCTGTGATCCCGGGCGCTCGTAGCGTCGGTGCCACACCGCCCCCGCGGCCGGCCGTTCCGATTCCGGACGGCGCAGTCAGCTAGAGCGCAACCGATACCTGGAAGGCCCCGTACGCATCCCGCGTGTGGGGCCTTCGTCATGCCCGCGTCATGCGCGGGTGTTGTTGTGTCCCTCTTGCCCGCACCGGGCGGGGGCTTTCGCTGCCCGCAACGGGCTGTATCACCTAGGAGACACGCTCATGCGTAGAACGATTCTGTCCGACGAGATGTTCGCCGCCCTCGCCTTGCCGGGTGCTGGCCCGATCTCGTGGTCGCAGCAGCCGATGCAGCAGCAGATGGACAGGACGTCGGACCCGGACGACGACAACGACGATGCGGACGACGACAAGGACGACTCTGACGATCCGGACGACGATAACGACGATCCGGACGACGATAAGAACGACCCTGACGATCCGGACGACGACAACGACGATCCGGACGACAAGAAGCTCGGCCCCAAGGGCGAGCGCGCGCTCGCGGCGATCAAGATCAAACTCAAGAACGAGAAGATCAAACGCCGTGCTGCGGAGGCCAAGAACCGTCAGACCGACGACGCGGACAAGACCAAGGCTGCTGAGCGTGAGTACATGGTCAAGGCCAACCAGCGCATCCTCCGGTCGGAGGTGCGCGCGCTGGCAGCGGGCAAACTCGCTGACCCGGCCGACGCGATCAAATTCCTCGACCTCGATCAATTCGATGTCGGTAACGACGGCGAGGTCGATCAGGACGACATCGCGGATGCGATCGACGACCTGGTGGAGAAGAAGCCGTATCTGGCCGCCAAGCGCGGCGACCCGAAGAAGCGGACACCGAGAAGTGACCGCAGGCAGGGCGGTGGTGGTCGTGATTCGTCCGCGTCCGTCTCGGCCGGGCGCTCGTTGTATGCGTCCAAGCACAAGAAAGACACCACATCGAAATGACCTCTGAAGGAGGGAAATTCACATGGATCTACAGGTAAAGCAGGAGAGTTTCGGGCAGGACGATCGCTCGTGGCTCGCCACCGAACACGGCACAGGGACTGCACGTCCGATCAATATCGACGTCGCATCGTTCGCCGGGAAGTACACCGACGGCTGGATCAAGTCGGGGTACGCGCTGAAGAAGATCGGTTCCACCCGCTACGGGCTGCGTAGCGACGGCGACACTGAACCGATCGAGGGTCACCTGTTCACGGCGGTGAAGGTGCCGTCCGGTGTCGCTGTCGTGGGTGGCGCTTTGTACTGGCACGGCGCGGTGGTTACCGCGAAGCTGCCGCAGTCCGTCAACGCCGCCGGGCAGGCCACTGCCCGCGACATCCGCTACTTCTAGAAAGGGGCTGATCAGCAATGGCTCTGGTCATCAACAGCGACTACATCACTCCGGCTGAGCTGACCGGCTACGTCCGGGAAGCGTTGAAGGACCGCCCGATCAACGATCTCAAGCTGATCGACGATCTGCTGCCGGACACTCTGATCGACGACGTCGACTTCCGAGCGAACATCACTCAGCTCGGTCTGCGTCGAGCGGCACGGTTCCGCACGTTCGATACGGAAGCTCCGCAGTCCGCGCGTAGGGGCGTGGCGCGGATCTCGGGCGAGCTGCCTCCGATCTCGGAGAAGCGGCTCCTCGGTGAGTACGACCGGTTGCGTTTGCGGAAGGCGGACAGTGCAATCCTCGACATCATCCTCAATGATGGTGTCGAGCTGGCCGAAGCGCTGCGCACTCGTTTGATCATGGCGAAGGCTCAGGCAGTGGTAGCCGGAACGGTGTCCCTTGCTCAGGACGGTCTCGAGCTGGAAGCGGACTTCAAGCGGTCGTCTGCGCATTCGGTGACGGCGGCGACTCTGTGGTCCGGTGCGGCCGACCCGATTCTCGATCAGGAATCGTGGTTCACGGTGTTCCGGATTCTCAACTCCGGTAACCCGGCTCGTGCGATCACCTCTCAGCGGGTGATGTCGTCGCTGATGCGTAACGCTGCGATCAAGCAGATGTGCTTGGCGCCCGGTGCGACGCAGGGCATCGTGACACGCGAGCAGGTGAATGCCCTATTCACCTCGTTCGGGCATCCGCCGTTCGAGATCTTCGACGCGCAGGTCGAGGACTACAACGGCAACACCGTTCGACTCATCCCCGACGACCGCATCCTGTACGTGGCCTCGAACAACGTCAAGCTCGGCGAAACGCTGTGGGGTGTTACGGCCGAAGCGATCGAGACGGACTACAACATCGATTCGACAGACGGCCCCGGTGTCGTCGTCGGTTCGTACGTCAACCCCGATCCGGTACAGCGCTGGACGAAGGCCTCGGGTATCGGCTTGCCGATCCTGGGCAACGCCAACGCGACGATGATTGCGAAGGTGCTCTGATGGCAGCTCTGTTGACCAACGTCCATGTCCACGACGACGACGGTGTCTCGCACATCTTCGTCGCTGGTGACGAGGCCGGTAGCGAGATCCCCGCGTGGGCGGTGAAGAAGATCACCAACGCTGCGGTGTGGGACGAGGCCCCGGTGCCCGTCGCAGCGCGGGCCGCGGCGAAGAAGGCGGCCGCTCCCGCAAAGAAGACAGCAGCGAAGAAGGCCGCGGCCCCGGCGGCCAAGACCGGTGACGGTGACGGCGGCGCGGACAGCTCCGACGACAACGGTGACGCAGACGGCGGTACCGGCGATCCCGACGGCGGCGATTCTTCCGACAGCGGCGACGGCGGCGACGAGTCCGGTCAGGACGCGGACTCCGGTGCCGGTGACGATTCGTCGGCGTCACTCGGAGACTGACCGATGCCGTCGACGGAGCCTCTGATCACCGTCGACCAACTCCAGGACGCGACCGGGGAAGCGGTCTCGTCCGAACCGGATTCACCTGAATCGCGTCAGGTGAAGTTCTTCATCCGGTTCGCCTCCGGCAAGGCACGAGGCGACGTCAGGCGGGCGTCCGGATTGGATCTGGACGCCGGTCTGGCGGACGGGCTGCTCGACCGTGACGTGATGATCGGTGTCCTGGCGGTGGCGGTGATCCGGGCGTTGACGACGTGGCGCCGCGGTCTGGGTGTGAAGTCGATGCAGTTCCCGGAGGAAACCACCGAGTTCGACCTGGCACCGAATGCATCGTCGTTGGTGTACTTCACCGCTGACGAGATCGCCGACCTGACTCCCATGCCTCGCACCCCGGGTTTGGAGTCGTCCGCGTTCTCGATCCGGCCGACGTTCGCACCGGACACTCGGCCGCAGCGCGTACGGCGGGACTTCCTCCCGTGAGGCGGTATCCGCAGAAGTGGTCGCTGCTACGAGAGAACCCGCCGGTCTTCGACGAGTCGACTGGGGGCGAGCTGCCGGTACCGCCAACGGCAGTTCCCGTGACGGGACTGCTCTCGCAACGGTTCCCGGACACCAAGCAGGACGAGGTGGACGGCAACCGCACTGTCTCGGAGTTGGTGTTGCAGCTCAATGCACCGATTCCGGGTGGGCTGGTCGAGCGTGACCGCCTGCGCTACGAGGGTGACACCCGTAGCGCGGGCGGCGCGGACGCAGTGGAGATCGTTGCGGTGGGCGACATCGTCCACATTCGTGGCCGGCCAAAGGAACGTCGCCCGGCGGCGGGTGGTCCGGTGCAGTACATCGTCGCCATCGTGCGGCATTCATCCGATCTGAACAGAGAGTAGGAATCGCTCATGTCCGAAACCACACCCGTGACGGCCGACCCGGCCGTCGCCGTATTCGATGCCGACGGCGAGGCGGTGTCGATCGTCGATGGACCCGCTCCATCGGTCGTGCAGTTCACCGCAGCCGACGGCACCGTCCATTCGACGGGCTACGGCTCGCCCGCACATCTGAACCACATCAACGCGTGGCTGCGTGCGGAGAAGCAGTTCCACGCCGAGCAGGAAGCCGAGGCTGCGGAGCAGGCAGCCCAGCTGAAGAAGGACGCTGCCGACGCCGCCGGTTCCGGAACACCGATCGATCTCGGCGTCAACGAACCGGCCTCCCCGCCCGCTGAGGTAGAGGCCGCGAAGAGCGAGGTTGCCGACAAGCGCGCGCAGGCCGACGCTCAGCGCGCCGCAGCGAAGGGCACGCGGGTGCCCACGCCGGGGCAGTCGACGACGACCGCGGACACCGCTGCCGTCAAGCCCGCGCAGTAGCGCCCGGTGGCGGGCCGTGCTCGCCTGACAGTGTTCGATGCGCAGCTCGAACGAGACGTCGTCGAGGCGAGTTTCGATGACCGGGTGGACATCTCCAACCTGATCGCTGGTGAAGCGCGTGCCGATGCGCACGTGCTCACCGGCGAGTTCCGCGACGGTATCGCCGTCGAGGTGCAGGGGTTGCGCACTCTCGTTGTCGACAACGACGAGGAAGCGATCTGGAAGGAGTACGGCACGGTGGACACTTCCCCGCAGGCGACGTTGACCACGGCGGCGTCGAGGTACGGCTCCTACACCGGGTGGAAGATCCGATGAGGCGCGTGCTGCCGTACCCCTCTGCTGCGGTGCGCGACTTCCTGAAACAGCAGACCGAGTTCACCGAGACGGTGCCGGCCGATCTGATCAGGACCGGCCAAGCTCCTCGCTCCATCACTCGGCCGTTTCTGCTGTGCCGCCCGGTGAACACTCCGGGCCGCGACCCGTTGCTGAAACATCCTGTCGTGCAGGTCGAAGCGTGCACTCCTCCGATCGAGACGTATCACAACGATCCGGAGTTGCTGGCGTTGTTCGGGTCGACCGATCCGGAAGAACTCGCCTGGGACATATCGTGTCTGGCGGGGGAGATCATCACCCGCGCCCGCGGACTGCATCAGTTCCGCAACGGGGCGTGGAAGGGCGAGTGGGTCGAAGGTCCACTGCTGCTCGTAGACAAGTCCCGGACGGGAGACTTCCCGATCTACCGGGCGCCGATCCGCGTCGAACTGGATATGCGCACCCCGCGCTGACACAGCCTGCACCCCTGCTTGGGTGCGGGCTGTCCCTGAACTACGCACACCCCCTCCTTGCCTTTGTGGGGTGTGCGTGTCAGTTGTCCCCGCCCTCGGGTTCCTGGCATGACCGGGGGCGGGGGCTCGCCGCTTTCGTCGGCAGTGACATTGGCCTGAAACCGTTTCGGCCCAATGTCACACCGAAGTGCCACCTGAAAATTCCCAGCATCTTTCAGCGCCCGCATCGGTGGGCGTGTGTCCCTTGGAGGTATCTCTCATGGCCAAGTCCAGTGCGTTCGCCAATTCCGACGACGCCTACGCGTGGTTGACCGGTGACGGTTTCCGTGCACCTGTCGGCACTCCCATCCCCAGCAACGCGTTCACCGTCGATGCAGTTCCGTCCTCGGGCACGGGCACTCCGGTGCTGTGGGACCCGTTCGGTGCGATCGACGCCGGGTTCGAGAAGACCCCGACGCAGAACCTCACGAAGCTCACTGCGTTCAACGTGCGCGACTCGACGTACAAGCTGCTGCGTGATCCGGTCGAGGAGACCCTGAAGTTCCGGGCTTTGGACTACTCGATCGCGTCGGTGAAGACCGCGCTGCAGGGCGGCACGATCAGCAAGCTCGGCTCCGCGAACATCTGGGTCTGGAACATCGAGGAGGGCGAGGAGTTCGCGTTCCTGTGGACCTCCATCGACGGCGATGATGCAGCCGGGTTCTATTGCTCGAAGGTCACTCTCGGCACTCCGACGCCGACGAAGATCGACGGCAAGACCATCGATGGTTTCGATTTCGAGTTGATCAACCTCGCCCCGGTCAAGCGCCTGCGGTCGAAGGACGATCTGGCGGTCTGACACCGACCGTTCGTCGATGTGACATTCGCTGTAGAACTTCTACCGCCGATGAAGCATCGAAACGAAAACTTGCTCTGCACAACCGATTACACGAGGAGATTTCCATGCCAGGAAAAGACAAGCGTACAGCCGGGCGGGTCGACGACGAGACCGTTGCCGCCGTCCCGCCCGGTGTCGCGCAGAACGAGACCAAGTCGCAGGAGCCGGTCGAGCTGACCGACCTGCTCGCCATCGCCTACGCCCCGCCGGTTCCGGTGCGCTTCTTCGGTAAGAACTACTCGATCAAGCACCACTACACCTCGGCGCAGGTGCTCTCGTTCTTCGACCTCGCGCAGCAGCATCAGTACAAGGACATCCTGAAAATGCTGATCTGCGAGGGTGATCCGGAGCAGTTCTGGGACGACATGAAGACGCGGTCGGCGCCGGAGATGCTGAGCGTCTACCTGCCGAACGTGTACCGGGCTGCGGGTCTGATGAACGCCCAGGGGGAATTTCTCGCGCTCTAGCCTCCCTCCGCAGTGAGGATGGCTGGCGCGCAGCCTACGTCGGATTTCGGCGCACCTATCATCTCGACCTGCGCGCGGCGCTGCACGAGCTGTACTGGCGCGACGTCGAGATGATGATCGAAGAACTCCCCACCGGCGACGCAGAGGGCAGTGCGGCGTGGACGTTGCAGGACCAGAACATTGCGATGCTCGTCGATCGACTCGACTTTCTGGTCAACCTCGAATACTCCGCGAAGACAACCGATCCCAACGATCCAGAAGTCAAGCGCAGGCTCGCGGAGAACAAACGCAACCGGGTCAGACCGGCGCCGTTCCCGATCTATCCGCCGGTCGCTGTCCGCCCGCAGGACGTCTACGACCTGGAGAAGGCCCGCTACGACGCGCTGACCGAGAAATACAGCGGGCCCGCGGACACCTCACCCTCCGGCAGTCGTGGCGGCAGCGGCCTGTCTGGGTGGCTCGAGCAGATGAGAGCCACCGAAGCGCAGTTCGCCGAGCAATCTCGCTCGCGGCACTGACACCCCGCTCGAACCCTGAGGAGGCACGTCGATGGCCGGTGGCCGGATTGACATCGAAGTCGACATCGACACCCGGGGACTGCCGGCCAAGCTTCAGCAGGGCATGCAGCCAGTCCTAGGCGCCGCGGGCAAGTTCGCAGGTGCACTGGGGCTGACCTTCGGAGCTCTCGCCGCGGGCAACGCGGTCAAGGACGTCATCGCTCTCGGCAACACCTTCACCGAGAACCTCAACACCATGTCCGCAGTGTCCGGGGCCACGGCCGAGCAGATCGCGAAAGTCAGTGAGCGAGCGAAGGAACTCGGCAACGACAACGCCCTTTCGGCCACCTCGGCGGCCGACGCTGCCGCGGCGATGTCGGAGCTCGCCAAGGGTGGCTTCACCGTCGAGCAGTCGATGGATGCAGCCAAGGGCACGCTGCAGCTCGCCGCTGCCGCGCAGATCGACGCGGCTACCGCTGCCACCATCCAGTCGCAGGCGTTGCAGGCCTTCGGTCTCGACGCCAGCTACGCGGCGAAGACGTCGGACATCCTCGCCAACGCCGCGAACGCGTCGTCGGCGGAGATCACCGACGTCGCGTCGGGGTTGCAGCAGTCCGGCGCTGTGGCGAACCAGTTCGGGCTCACACTCGAGGACACCGCTGCTGGTCTCGGTCTGCTCGCCAACGCGGGTATCCAGGGCTCGGACGCGGGCACTCTGCTCAAGTCCGCTCTGCTGGCTTTGACCGATCAGAGCAATCCGGCGCAGGGCGCTATCGAAGAACTCGGCCTGACGGTGTACGACGCGCAGGGCAACTTCGTCGGCCTGTCGGAACTGTTCGGTCAGCTCGACGCGGCCGCGGAGAGCATGTCGCCGGAGATGTATCAGGCCGCGACGGCGACCCTGTTCGGCTCGGATGCAATGCGTTTGGCTGGCGTTGCTGCCGAGCAGGGGCGCGCCGGGTACGACGCGATGGTCGAGGCGGTAAACCGGGAAGGCGCGGCAGCCGAAGTTGCTGCTGCGAAGACGCAGGGACTTCCCGGTGCGATGGGCGCGGTGCAGAACTCTGTCGAGGGTCTCGCGCTGGGACTGTACGACCTGATCGACGGCCCGCTGGAAAGCTACGGCCGCAAGGCAGCGGACTACATCTCCGATGTTACCCCGAAGCTGGTCGACGGATTGTCCTCGGCGGCGTCGGCTATCGGCCCGGTCGTCGGGGTCGCGGGCGATCTGGTGTCGACCTTTGCGGATCTGCCTGGTCCGGTCCTTGCGGTCGGCGCGGCATTCGCCTCGATCAAGGTCCTCGACATCGACGACAAGGTGGGCGGCTTCGTCGAGTCGCTGACCGAGAAGTTCGCTGGGTTCCGCGAGGAGATGGAGGTCCAGCAGTCCCTCGCATCGACGTCGGCGGCCGAGTACGACGGTCTCGGTGAGGCCATCGAGGAGAACGCCGAGCCGCTGTCGGAGGTAGCGGCCGGGTTGGCGACGCTCGAAGCGCGGTCGCCTGCGATCCGAAACATGGCTGACGGATACCGGTCGGTGACGGGACGCGCCAACGACTTCGCGTCACGTCAGCGGGCCGTTGCCACGGCGACCGGCGGCGTAACCGGACAGATGCGTCTGGCTACGGCATCGGTGGCCACGTTCGCCGGTCAGGTCGGCGGAGCTGCGGTGGCCGGCGTCCGAGGCTTGCGCTCTGCTGCCAGCGGTCTGATCGGAGTGATGGGCGGACCGTGGATGGTCGGCCTGATGGCGGCGTCCTACGCAGTCACCTCCATCACCTCGGAGCTGGCCAGTGCCAGCGCCAATCAGGAACTCGTCGAGCAGACCTCGAACGACGTTGCCGATGCGCAACGGGATATGGCGAAGGCTTTCCAGGAGTCGAAGGGCGCTGTCACCGACAGCGTCATGGGCGCGTTGATGATGCAGCTCGATGCGGTGTCGAACAAGCAGAAGCAACTGGCCGAAGATGCACCGGGCTTCTGGGACGGCATCATCGCCGGTGGCAAGAACATTCCATCGCTGCTCACCGGGGACGGGTTGGCTGGTGAACGGTACCTCGATGAGCAGCAGGCGATGTTCGAGGAAGCCTCGAACGTGCAGTCCAAGCTCGACGAGCTGGGGTTCACGAACGAGGATCTGGCGGCGAAGGTCTCGGGTAGCGATCTGGCGTGGTCGAATTTCGTGTCGACTCTGCGGGACGGTTCTGTAGAGGGGCAGCAGGTCCTCGACGTCTATCAGCCGTTGCGTGATTCGTTCGTCGAAGCGCAGCGTTCGGCTGCGACTCTGGCTCCGGGGTTCATCGACCTCTCGCGGGCTGTCGATGTGCTGGCGGATTCGTCGTCGACTGCCGATGATCGGTTGAACGCGTTGAAGAACGCGCTCGACGTGATGATGGGTAAGCAGATCCCGTTGTCGGACGCGGTGGCCGACTACAACAAAGCCATCAACGACATCGTCGATTCGACTGCGGGCGCGGTCGACCAGACGAAGGGCTTCGGCAACGAGCTGATCGGGCTCGACGGTGCGGTCAACACGACCACGACCAACGGTGGTGCGCTCCGGGATCAGCTGTTGCAGATCAAGGATGCCTCGTTGGTTGCGGCCGATGCTGCGGCACAGGACGCACTGGCACACGGACAGACCGTGCCGGAGGCGCAGGACGCGGCGATCGCGGCGATCGGACGTAATCGAGAAGCTCTGATGCAGTTGGCGACTGATTACGGTGTGCCGATCGATGCGATTCAGCGCATGATCGAGCAGGAAGGACTGATAGACCGCAACATCGAAATGCTGGTGGCCCTCAACGGCGCCGACGAGACCACCAAGCAGCTGTTCAACGTGCAGCAGATGATCGATGACGTTCCCCCTGGTGTACCCATCGAAGTGAAGATGGACGACGAGACAGCTCGTCGTAACCTGGTCGAGCTGGGGTTCTTCGTCAACCAGCTCGACAACGGCAACGTCGAGATCACTGCCAAGAACGAGTTGGCGTTGACGGCTCTGCAGCAGGTCATGGATCGTGTTGCGGAACTGGGCGCGACAACCGCCACACCGAAGATCGACGGCGACACCACAGGCTTCGTCCTCGCCGCCGACGATGCTCGCCGCATTCTCGGTGACCTGGATCTGACCACGGCAGATCCGAAGGTCCGTGCGGTCATCGACGATCTGCTGGCAGGGAAGGAAGTATCACTCGCTGCGCTGCGGGCGATCGATACCGCCGATGTCTCGCCGGAGGTCAAGCTGGCGATTCAGCAGGCGCTCAACGACGCGACAGTGGTGGACCGGGAGTTGGACCGGATCGCCAACAAGCAACGCATTGCCCGCATTTCGGCACAGGTCGCTGGTGGCCAGCTGTCGTTCGGTGAAGCGTTCACTCAGGCGTTTCCTCCGGTGCCACCGCGCGCTGCAGGCGGTGAGATTCACGGCCCGGGCACGCCGACGTCGGATTCGATTCTCGGCGTTGATCGAGCGTCAGGTCTGCCGACGGCATGGGTGTCGGCGGAGGAGTTCGTCGTCAACGCGGCGGCGTACCGCAAGCATGCGCCGTTGGTGAATGCAATCAACGCCGACGCATTGCCAGCTTCGATGTCCGCCGGTGATCTCGCGGCGCTCGGTGCTGCGGGGTTGCTGCCTGCGTTGGCGGGCGGCGGCGCGATCGGCCGGGTGCAGGATCTCGGTTCGATGATGACCGGCAAGCCCTACATCTGGGGCGGCGCGGGATTCGCGGGCGCGGACTGCTCGGGCTGGGTGTCCATGCTTCAGCGTGCAGCGATGGGCGAGGAACCGGACGGTGGTCGACTGGGGACGACGTACACGTTGCTCGACGGGTCGTGGCCTGGTCTGCTTCCGGGTTCGCAGGGACCGTTCGTGGTCGGAGTCAACCCGGACCACATGGCGGCGACGATCGCGGGCGAGAACTATGAGTCGTCGGACATGGTCAAGCGTGGTGGGACGTCGAAGGGTGCGTTCGACCCTTCGTTCCAACGGCAGTTCTACCTGCCGTGGGAGTTGTTCTCGCCGCCGTATTCGGAAGAGTCCGGTCTTGCGTCGTCGGCGGGTGTGACGGCGGGGGAGTATTCCTCGTCGTACAGCTCGAGGTCGAAGACGGTGTTCACCGAGAAGGATCGGTTGGCGCTGGAATCGGCGAAGGTGTCGGTGACGCAGGCGCAGGAGGATCTCGCGGCCGCAATGGCCAATGAGAAGAAGTCGCCGGCCGATCGGGAGCAGGCTCGCATCAAGGTCGCTCAGGCCGAGGAGAAGGTACGCGAGCTCGAATCCAAGCGCGATGCGCCGGGTTCGACTCCGGCTCCCGATGCACCGGAGTTGACCACGCGTTACACCGATGAGCAGTTGTCGGTGCAGGACGCGCAAGCCGCGGTCGAGGATGCACGGCTGGACCGTAACGAGGTCTATGCCGCGTTCGTCCGTGGTGAGGCGACGCAGAAGGACAAGGACGACGCGGACCGGAAGTTGCAGCGGGCGCTCAATGCGCTCGATGAGAAGGGCAAGCCGTCGTCGAGTTCGGATTCGTCATCGGTGCCGTCGTCGATCTCGGAGTTCTTCGGGACGGTCGCGAAGGATTTTGTGACCGAGAACGTCGCGGATGTGCTCGGGTACTTCGGTGTCGACGACGAGTTGCCGTCGTGGGTGAAGGCGGGGATGGCGGTCGGTGAGGCAGCCAAGACCGGGTTCACGGGCATCGCGCCGGTGACCGGTGCCGACGTCGTTGCCGATGCGCCGGAGACGTTCCCGAAGGACGAGCTGGCGGGTCAGCTTCCGTACACCCCGGGCAGTCCGGGTGCTCCGGAGTGGTTGACGAACATGCTCGAGGTGTTGCGCAATCCTGCCGCGCTCCCACCGAAGGCGACGTTGTTCGACACCGGTGGGGAGTGGGAGTCGGGAACGTTCGGCTACAACGATTCCGGCCATCGAGAGTTGGTGCTCAACCATGACCAGCGCATCGAGACCGCGAAGGATTTCGCGTTGTTGTCGGCGTTCGCTTCTCAGTTCTCCGCTGCCCGTCAGGGTGGGTCGGATTCTCCGGCTCCGCCGAGGCGGGATGGGTTCGCCGCGGCGCGTGAAGCGCAGCGTCCGTTTGTGATTCAGGGTGCCGACGCATCGCAAGTGAACGAAGGCATGCGGCGTGCTCGCCGCGAAGAGCGTTGGGAGGCATCGCATGTGCGTGGGGTGGACTGATGACGTTCTTTCCTGACGGCACGGCATGTGTCACGTTGGCAGGTCCGGGCGAGGTGGAGCATCTCCCGGAGCGGGTGTGGCACATGACCGAGCACTACCGTCCGGATTGGGACGAGGGTGTCGCGTTGGCGACTGGCTGGGCGGATTTCGTGGAGCCGAAGGCCGAGCATCTGTGGTTCAAGTCGGCTCGCGGTGATGGCGCTATCTGGTTGGGGTCGGTGGTCGAGCCTCGGGAGTTCTCCCTCCCGGTGTACGTCCATTCGACTCACGGCCGGAAGTTTCATCACGTCAACGATTCGTTCTGGTCCGACATCGACTACGACTACCAGTCGCGGTTGTTCGTCAACACTCCGCGTGGGATCAAGTTCACCGATGTTCGGTTGGCGAGCCAACCGAACATCGTCCACGAGCAGGACCCGGAGTTTCAAGGGTTGATGCCGTATCTGGTTCCGGTGGTGGCGGAGCGGCCGTGGTGGTTCGGGATGCCGGAAGAGGTGGCGTGGGTCAATGGTCAGCGCACCCGCTTGATCCACAACACCGGAGATCGAAAGGCGTGGCCGACGTACCTGTGCAAGGGGCCGGGGGTTTTTCAGCTCCCGGATGGAAACGGTGAGGTCGTGTTCACCACACCCAATTTGGCGGCCGGTGAGATTGCGTTGTTCGATTCGGACCCGTCGAAGAAGGTCGCGTTGTCGAACAAACGGTCGCGGCTCTACCGCGATGTGGGGGCGCAGGCGTTTCGGTTCCCGGTTCCGGGTCGCCGCTCGCTCGACATGAAGAAGCTGCGTGTCATCGGCGGCAACCAGTATTCGTCGGTGGTGTGCCGTATCGAACCGAAGTCGCGGCGCCCGTGGTGAATCCACGTCGGCTGATCGTGCGTGCACACACGGAGAGGGGTGACGATGACTGCTCCGGTAGCTGATCGGTTCGCCGGGATCACGGTCGATCCGTATGCGGCGCTCGATGTCGAGTCGGCGGAGATGTGGCGTGAGCTGCTCGATGTCCCACCCAAGCGCGGTGTGGCAGCGGAGTTCGAGGTGGAGATCTTCGACTCGGCGTATGGGCCGCTGGGGATCATCGGTGACTACTCCTCCTGCAAGGTCAAGTTCGTTCACAACGGCGTCGGACCGGGGCAGCTGGTCATACCGGGGTTCAGTGAATTCGCCGACCTGGTGATGACGTGCGACGAGAACGTCATCCCGGTGCGGGTGCGGTACAACGGCAAGAACTACGACTCCCGTGTCGACGAGGCGATCCGGTCCGGTGTCGGCTCGAACAAAACCATCACCGTCAACCTGGTCGACAATTACGTCTGGTTCCACGCCATCATGGCGTACCCGATGCCGATCCCTGGATTCGAGGAATTCCAGTTCCCACCGGAGGATCTGTACGTCGGACCGCTACGCGGGGCGATCTACTGGTACCTCCAGCGCAACGTCTGGCGGTTGCAGTTCAGGACCGGGCAGTGCCCGATCACGTTGCTGCCCTACGACTTGTGGACCGACACATCCGAGTGGGTCACGATGCAGGCCCGGATGGTTCCACTCGACGAGCTGTTCGCCGAAGTACTCAAGGACTCGACCTGTCAGTTGCGGATCCGGATGTGGATCAAGGGCCGCGACCCGCAGCCGATGCCCGGCCGGATCACCCTGCTCAAGTCGCAGCTGATCGTCGATGTCATCGACCGACCGAAGACCGGCGGTGTACTCAACACCGGGACACTGCTCGACGGTCTCGCCAACACGATCGGTGAAGCCGTCGCGGACGGTATCGATTCGGTGCTCGGCGGGTTCCTGCCTGGGCTGGCGGAGCTGATCACCAGCAAGCTCAAGACGACCGAGATGCCCTCGTGCATTTGGTCGGAGGACTCGGACGGCGTCATCGATGTCACCGAGGCCGCGACGCACCCGAAGGGGTACAGCGCGGTCGTTGGCGGACGCAGCCCTACCTGGATGAACAAATTGATCCAGATGGGCATCGAGGCCGGAGTGACTGCTCTGCTCTCGTGGGCAGGGCTGGTGATACCGGGGCTCGCGTCCGCTCTCGGCGGGGTCCTCAACAACGTGTTCCTCGCGTTCATGAAGGCCACCGACTACCAGCTCAAACGCAAGCTCGGGGAGTTCGCGCTCCCGGAGGTCTTCGCCAACGGCGGGTCGGCGGCCTACACGTTCTCCGCATTCCAGGTCGCCAAGCTCGCACTGTTCGACAATGCGGGCAAGCGGCGCGCCAAGGTCACCGTCCTCGACTACGCCCCGTTCGGTGCGTTCGACGACTTCGACATCGGCCATCTCGTCGGCTGGCGTACATCGTCGAAGACGTTCTTCGATCGCGTCACCTCGATCGAGATCAACGACAGTCGCGACGAGCGCGTCGTGGTCTCGACCGTCATCGGTGACGACGACCCGGAGAAGGCGCCTGGGCAGAAGAGCATCGAGAAGCTAAAGCGTCTGTTCTCGATGGTCAACGCCGCAGCCATGGCGTTCAACTGACCCAAGGCCTTCAACTGACACTGCTCGTCTCGCCACTACCAGGAGTGGACCTCTATGCAAGTACTCGATTTCGCTGCGACCCTGATCGATCCGGCCGCGATCAAGCAAGCCGGATACGGCGGGGTGATGATCTACGTCTCCGACTCCCGGCCGGGCGCGAACTTCGGCGCCAAGCCCGCCACCCGCGCGTGGTGCGACAAGGTCCGTGCCGCCGGGCTGACGATCTGCTCGAACTACCAGTTCGGCAAACCCGGCGGCTCTGCGCCCTCGGACTACACCCGCGGCTTCGACGGGGGAGTGCGGGACGCGTACCGCGCCATCGAACTGCACCGCGCAGCCGGCGGGCCCGACGATGCGCCAATCTTTTTCTCCGTCGACGACAACGTCGCGCTCGACGAGTGGAACGAGGTCGCGGTGTTCTGGTTCAAGGGCATCAACTCCGTCCTCGGTGTCGAGCGCACCGGCGTGTACGGGTCGTCGCTGGTGTGCGCGTGGGCGATCGAGGACGACGTGATCGGCGCGTCGACTACGCCGGGGAAGCGGTGGGCGTGGCAGACGAAGGCATGGTCGGGTGGGGCCCGGGAGGACGCGGCCGTGCTCTTTCAGTCCGTCGTGGACACCAAGGCCAATCCGGGGCCGCGCATCGCCGGTACCGCAGTCGATGTCAACGACGTCCTGGCAGTCGACTTCGGGCAATGGGGCCTTGCTCGGGGGCTGACCCCCAAGCCTGATCCGCTACCCGCCCCGTCCACTCCACCACCGCAGGAGGTACCCGTGGTTTCACGTACCGGAGATCCGACCTGGATTCCCGAAGTCCTCCGCGCGGAAGGACTTGTCTGTCACATCTTCGACGGCGCGTCCGAGCGCGGGCACGGCGACTTCGGGCTGATCTGGGGTCTGATCGCCCACCACATGGGTAGCGTGGGCACCTCGGGGCCGGGCTCGATCGCACTGCACCCGACGCTCGGGCTGGCGTCGCAGCTCTACCTCGGCCGCAACGGTGAGTACACACTGTGCGGCGTCGGTATCGCCTATCACGCCGGTCAGGGATCGTGGCCGGGGCTACCGAAGAACGATGCCAACCCGCGCACCATCGGGATCGAGGCGGAGAACTCCGGCACCGAGGGCTGGTCGCCGGTGCAGTACGACGCCTACGTTCGCGGTGCCGGGGCGATCCTGCGGGCGCTCGGCTACACCTCGGAGCGGGGGATCGGGCACAAGGACTGGGGCGCGATCCAAGGCAAGTGGGACCCGGGCGGGATGGACATGAACAAGTTCCGCCGAGACGTACAGGCCGTCATCGACAGGAGACCCATCGTGGCGATCGTCAACGAGATCAACGAGTCCGCGAAGAACAACCCGTGGGTCGGTGCACGCGTCCGGCCGGAGGAAGTTCCCGTCGGCAGTGACGGCAAGGGCCGAATCGGTGTGTACGAGAACGCGCACATCTACTTCCATCCCACCACCGGTGCGTACCCGATCCCGCACGCCGACCCCACCCTGGGTGCAGAGAAGTCCGGACTGTTCGAGGCGTATGCGTCCTACGACTACGAACGCGGCGTCCTCGGCTACCCGGTCCGGGCGTTCTCTCCGCTCGATACCCCGTCCGGAAAAGGCGCGGTGCAGGCCTTCCAAGGCGGGGTGCTCTACCGCAAGGACGGTGCACCGAAAGCGTTCTACGTTCTCGGTGAGATCGGTAAGCGTTGGGCGGCAGACGGTTACGAGAAGGGCAAGTTGGGGTGGCCTATCTCGAACGAGGTCGTCGACCGCAACGGTAACCGTGTGCAAGTGTTCGAAAATGGTTCACTGTACTGGCATTCCAGCGGCGTCACCATGCTGACCGTCTGACCGAATCAACACCATTCCAGCTCCAAAACCTACCCGTAGTTCCACGACACAAGGAGTCTGATCATGTCCACTCTCGATGTACCCACCAAGTCCCAGTTGATCTTCGGACGCGAACCGGCGTTCTGGTCGTCGTTCGTGATGGCCGTCGTGGCCGGCGTCGTCGCCTTCGGTACCCCGATCGGCACCGAAGTGCAGTCCTACATTCAGGCATTCGTCGCGGCCGTGCTGTCGGCTGTGCTGGCGACCAAGGTTCGTCCACTGTCGGTGGCGGTGTTCGTCGGCGTGGTGCAGACCGCGTTGCCGTTGCTCGTCGCAGTCGGGTTGACGCTGACCACCGAGCAGACCGGTGTCATTCTCGTTCTCGCACCGATCATCCTGAACTTGCTGCTGGTCCGTCCGCAGGTGACGCCGAAGTCGACGGTGATCGAACCCGACGGCACAGTCAGTGAACGCCGCATCGACCCGACCGGAAGCGTCACCGAAGTTCGCGGCGACTGATGTCGGCCCGTGATCGGGTAGCCGTGGCGTGGCGGCGGATGCTCGACAACCGTCTGATGGTGCAGCTGCGCCCCTTCTCGATCAGGTTGATCGAGAAGGCGGTGTTGCTACAGGCGGCGCTGCGAGGACTCGACTACATCCTGCTCCCTACCGCCACGGCCCCGATCGCGAGCCTGTTCGTTGTCGAGCGCGCACTGCCACTGTGGCTTTGGGGCTGTGGCTACCTCGGTTGGGCGCTTGTCGCCTACGCGGGGATGTGGTGGAAACAAACACCCTTCGCAGCGGTCGGTCATTTCTCGCTCGGTGTGATCTTCGGGCTGTTCGCAGTGTTCTCTCTCGCGGAAATCATCGGCCGTGAGGGAGAGCTGTATGGCTGGCGTACAGGCACGGCGTGGGTAGTGGCATCACTGATCCACTTCGTCTACGCGCGGGAGGCGGAACGGACGTGGAGGGCGCAGCGTGGCTCCTGAAGGAATCGCTGAACTGATCCGAGACAACCCCACGCTGGTCACCATCTTCGGCATTGTGCTGATCGGCGGATACGTGGTGCGAGTCCTCTCGCAGGCATCGGAGACGTTCTCCAAACTCGTTCCCGTTCTGGGCAAGCGGTGGCGAGAGCAAGCAAACCGCGCCGCGCGCAGAGAACAAGAACGCCGCGACGAGCTCGCCCGCAAACGTGAGGACGAGAACCAGGTCATCGCTGATCTGGAACGCCGCCTGGAATACTTCGTGACCCAGGTCAAGGACATGAAGACTGCTGCCGAAGCCAAACAAGCCGCGCAGGAGATCAAAGATGACTACCTCACCTATGACGCCGAGTGGCATGCGCTGAACGAAATCCATGCTGCTGAGCATGGTTACCAATTTCTGCCACCGAAGCATATGACCTTCAATGAGTTTCGCCGTGCCACCGAGGAAGGGTTGACGTGACCAGTCTCGAACCGGGGTGGAACATTCAGTTCCCCGCCAAGATCGCCATCCGCGGACAGGATCAGTGGAACGTGCGCTCGACGATGCGCGGCATCGTGGAGATCGAATCGGTGGAAGGCGCGAACGGTGCCGTCGTCGATGCCCTGATGTACAAGGGCGATACCGGCGACGCCGGCCGTGACGGTATGCCGCCGATCATCCATGCGGTCCCGTTGGCCGAGGACGTTCCGTCGTTGTCGTCGCTGGACGAATCGTGGATCGGCCACGGCTGGCGTGTCGGCACGTCTCGCGATGTCACGTTCCTGACGCAGACCTCGCCCGGAGGCCCGTTGGTGCTCGAGAATCAACCGAACTGGCTGGGTGCGCAGGGCCAGACCGGTGCGGTTCCGTCGCTGGCGATCGGGACGGTGATCGCTGGGGAGTCGCCCGAGGACTTCGCTGTGTCGATCGACTTGAAGTCCGGCTCGTCGTACGAGGTCAACATGAAGTTGCCGCTAGGCCGGAAGGGTGCCGACTCGACCGTGCCCGGGCCGACGGCAACGATCGCGACAGCATCGGACGCCGACGGCCTCGATGACGCGGCTGTTGGGGACGTGCTGTACAAGAAATCCGAGACAACGTTCGGTGCGAAGAAAATCCTGATGTCGCCTGGTGTGTACAAGAAATCGGCCAGCGCCGAGGACTGGCAGACCATCGACACCGGTTCGAACTGGAAAGACGAGTACGTGTCCATCACCACCATGGTGATACCGGCGCAACCGACACCCTACGAACCGGAAGTGTTCGGACTCTGCGAATTCCAGGTCGCCGGATCGAACGTCCGCATGGATCTGGAAGCACGTCTCGGTGCTATCAGTGGTCCTTTGCTGGCGCGCGGTCCAGGCCCGACCATCTCCTCGTTCGTGGGGGAGTGGAGCTCGCGCCAGCTGATCCCTGCAGCGGAAGAGTCGACGCTGCCGACGTCGTCCTCGACGATCGTTGCGGCGAACACGTCCGCGACGATCTATCTGATCGCCCGAAAGATCGGGTCCACCTCCGGCATCCGATTCCAAGCCCGCAAGGACCGCGGCTACCTACGGGTGCGGCCGATGCCGATGTCTGTGTGAGGAGCATCCCGCGATGAGCCAGTCCAACGAGATCTTCGACCCACGGTTCCCGGGCATCGGATTCCGCGGCACGGACTTCGGGCCACCCCAGGACGTCGACCTGACGGGTTCGCGCATCGTGGAGGTCAACGGACAGAAGCTTGCCAACGGAATCGCCGAACCGACCCAAGGCGTTATCGACACACTGACCGGCAACGAAGGCGGCACCCTGGACGCGGTCGGGTCGTGGGTCGGTCTGCTCCTGGGCCGTGACTCCTCACTGGCATCTCGTGTCGCTGCGATCGAAAACCGTCTCGCAGTGGGGTCGCAGTTCTACGACAACTTCAAACGCGGCGACAACGACAGCGTCCTCGGATCGCCCGACCCGGCGACGATCGCACCGTGGGTGCAGTTCGGTGACGGCGAGTCCCTCGGTATCCACGACCAGGCCGCACAGATGACTCGATCGGCATTGCCCGACGACGGAATCCGATACGCGCGGTGCCCGTTCCTGGCTCTGTCGCCGGACTACGCCGTCGGCATCGTCGTCCACCCCAAGGGCACACCGAACCAGCCGCGCACGAGTATCTATGCCCGATGCAACGCGGACATGACCGAAGGCGTGTACGTCGATTTCTACGGAAACAGGACGCGCATCGGCAGATTCACCCGCGTCGGCTTGACGGTGACCCGGTCCCAGTGGGGACCGGAGTACACCAAGGCGTACTCCAACTCTTCGACACCGCAGCTCCGGATGAGCGGCACAAACTATCAGGTCATCATCGACGACGTCGTGATCATTGACCACACCGACACATCGAACTTCCCCGTGGACATGGCTCACGTGACGTCGGGCTTCTCGGTGCAGTGTTGGACGGCGTTGCTGCAACTGCCCCAGTGGTCGGGCATGCTCGCTGCGTTCGCTGTCCGCGGTATCGACCAGAGCGCGATCGCGCAGGCCACCCACACGGCGAACACTGCGGCGTCGACCGCCAATGATGCGGCGACCGCGGCGAGCAACGCCGAGGCTGCCGCTGGTGCTGTGCTCGGTGTCGCGGAGAACGCGGAGCAGAAAGCTGCTCTCGCGCAGGAGACGGCGGAGGCTGCTCAGGATGCCGTGCAGGATGCCCTCGACGGTGCACAGCAGCAGGGCAAGGAGTGGATGGTCGCGTCCGGTGGTGTGGTCCTCGGCCGCAACGAGGTCAACATCGGCCCGGTCATTGTCGTCCCCACCGGTCGCGATCGACGAATCACGTCGATCACCTACGGACTCGAATCCAACACCGGCACGCTGACGATCGAGTTGGTGAAAGTCTCCCCGACGCGCGTGTCGACGGTGATTCACACCGCGAACATCCAGCTTGGTGTCGTGGAGGCGCAGTTCACCAATCTGAATATCCCGATCGAAAACGGCTACCGGCTCACCTGCAACGTCACATACATCTCGGCTACGGCGTCGGTGTTGCTGTGCTCTGTGGACGGAGCGCTGCTGTGAGCTTCCTACTGCGGCGCACCAAGAAAGCCCTGGCCGGGTGGTACGACAACTTCAACCGACCGAATGAACCTGCCGTGCAACCGCCGTGGGCGTCGTGGGGTGATGCGGCTGCATTCCAGATCCTCGACAACAAGCTCAAGCTTGCGGCCGAGGGGGCACCGTCACGCGGTGGAAACTATGACGGCGGTGTGGCGTACGAGCATCAGCCACTCACCGAGAACTGGGCGGTCGAGTTCACACGCGCACCGATCGGGTCTACTAGCACGAGCAACAGCAACGAGACCGAACAGAACATCTTCCTCGACCGGAACTGGACCGAGGGCGGCAACGCATCGTCGTCGCTGTATCAGGTGATCATCCAACTCAAGGCGAAGTACAACAAAGAGGAGAAAGACAAGGAGACCGGTGAGGTCACCAAACGCGAAAGCATGGATCGGCACGTCAACCTCCTCACCCGAGACAAGACGACCACCACCACGGTCGGGTGGATCTTCACTTCGTACGCAAACGTAGGTACGGATTATCAGTTCGTCCCGGCTACGGATTGGGCTGGCGCTCTGCGTCTGCGAGTCTTCGTCTTCTTCGACCGGTGGCTGTTGGTGTGGATCAACGATTCGTTGTCGCTGCTGCTCGATCTGTACGACCCGCGTTTTCGGTTCGGGCCGCGGCGTCGGTCGGCGAACTTCGCTCAGGTCAGTGGGCTGGTCGCATCGATAGACAACTTTCGGACGTACGACCTGGATGTGGTGCCGCCGAGATTGAAGGACTCTCAGTGGTCCGAGGTCATGGCCGATGATTTCGAGCGGACGGCAAGCACGACGGTCGGTAATGGGTGGACGCAGACAGCCGGGAACAACTTCGGAATCCACAACGGCGCATTGTCGATGAACAGCCCGATCGCAGGCTCGGACGGCTTCCGGCAAGTCCGGCGGAACATCGGGTCACCGAACATGCGGTACGCCTTCTCGATCGGGCAGGGGACTGGGTCTCCGAACAGCACAGCCCCGACTGCAATTCTGGGGCGGATGACAGCGGACGGGCGTTCGGGGCTCGCGGCGGTGATCACACAAAAGCTGATTCGCATCGCTCCGTTCACGTGGGGCGGCACGCTAGCCGCTCCGTCCTGGGATCTCGGTACTGTCGTCACCTTGTTCATGCCCGACCTGGACAAGACCATCGCGTACGCCTTCGTGATCGACGGTGACTACGCCTGGATCAAAGACCACACGAACGATCGTGTGCTGCAGATCCGGGACGGGATCAACACGATGATCGCTCCGACGCCGGATCGAACGTGGGCAGGGTCGTTCCATTCCCGCTACTCGTTCATCAACTCTGCACCTTTGAGCTCGGTGCGCATTTTCACCTGACACTGCTCGGACATGGATCTCCATTGCGGCGTAACCCGCGCTTGCTTTATTCGAGAAGGGAACTGGATTCGATGACATCTCCGTTGCAGTACGGCCGGGTGACCGATTGGATCGGCGGCTTGGTGATGGACGGCCTCGACCCCAACGATCTACCCGACGACGTCGACCTCACCGGCACGGCGAAATTCGAACCGGAACTGACCGACACGTCGGGCGGTATCCGCGTCCCGAATCTGCCGCGGTGGTTCTCGGTGCAGGCGGTGACGGTGTCCTACGCCAACGGGCGGCTGACGCACCGCGGCCTGCCGTACGTGATGCTCCTGGCTCCCAACGCGGAACTGAACCCGACGAACTGGAAGTGGAAGGTCTCGTTCGATCTCAGGCTCAACGGAAGTCAGATCAACCGTAAGACCTTCTCGTTCGTCCTGCCGGTGTTCGATCCGGCCGCACCGCTCGTCGACGGTCGCAACCCGACTGCCGTGGACCTGACCATCGTGCAGCCGGTGAACGTGCCCGGCTCCGGCACCGGTGTGGTGCAGGGCCCTCGAGGATTCTCCATCCGCGGTGTCGAGGTGCTCGATGACGGCATCCAGTTCTTGGGTGAAACCCTCGGTGGGGATCTGGTCCCGGTCGGTGACCCTGTTCCGTTGCCGACTACCGGTGACGTGCCTGACGATTCGATCGGTCCGGCCAAGCTGGAACCGTCTGTGCGCCAGACGTTGGCGGAGATACCGGACAAGGCGACCTTGACCGAGGACCCAGCGAGGCCGGGACTCTATTTTTTTAGCAGTGCGGCCGCCACGGATGGGGTGTTGGCGACCGCGAGCCCGGTATACAAGGCAGCGGCGAAGGCTGCATCGACTGCGGCTCTGCGGCTGATGGTGCTGTCGGATTCGACGTCGGACAGTTTCGTCGGCGGCGGTGTCAACGGCGGGTCGACGCGATGGGCGGATACCTGGCCTAATCGTCTCGCCCGGAAACTGCGGGCGCAGCTGTCCCTGCCTGCCGGTGGTGTCGGATGGATTCCTCCCTCGCCGCCGACGTGGCCGGGTGGCTACGACTACGACACCGCGATCCGTCGCCCCGCGAACTACACCGAGATGGACGAGCTGAACTTTCAGATCGGTATCCCGGGGTCACTGTGGTTGCAGCAAGGCCACGGCACGAACGTCTACGACGTGGAGTACCCGTTGTCGCCGGGGACGACGTCGGTGGATCTGGTGACCACCGGGTACGGCGGCCTGATTCAGGTGACGTGCGCCAACTCGGCAGCGAACACCACCTTCGATTCGGCCGGCGACCGCAAGGTCACGCGGATCACCAACCCGGGCGCGTGGGTGCGGCTCGTCGGCGCAGCCTCGCCCGCCCCCGTGGGGTTCGCGTTGCTCGGTATCTACGAGCACGTCGGAGACGAGACCGCCGGGGTGCGGATGCTCAACCTCGCGCAGGCCGCGATCCAGGCTGCGGAGGTGCATTCGTGGCTGCAGAACCCTGCGTTCTCGACGAAGCCGATGATCGGCTCCTACGCCCCGGATGTGTGCCTCGTGGTTCTGGGGTCCAACGATCTGTCTAGCGGCGGCAAGACACCGCAGCAGGCGATGGAGAGCATGGGCGGGGTGGCGTTGGAGGTGAAGTCGGTGGCACCGGACTGTGAGGTCGTGTTCGTGATGCGGCCCAATCCGGCGCCGGAGTTCTCGGCGTTGACGAATCTGATCGTGGCGAACGCGCCGTCGATCGGGGCGTATGCCCTTGATGTGCGGACCGATCCGCGTATCGCTCTGACGGTGCCGGGACTGTACGTCTCCGATGGTGTGCACTTCTCTGCGGCCGGCGACGAAGCCATGGCCGATCTGATGCTGGACTACATGAAGGTAGGTGTGTGACATGGCACGCGCAGTTGTCACGGTCGATGAGGACAGTGAACTTCCCGATGATGTGAAAGCGAGACTCGACGAGAGTTATGCGCCACTCTGGGCGCCCTCAACCGCCTACACCGCAGGGCAGGTCGTCACCGCGAACGGGATCTCGATCTCACGCATTGCGAACGGCACGTCC